CTAGGGGTGCAAAAGCGACTCTAAATGTTACGGTTAATCCTGCAGGCTCTCCTTTATCAGTAGTAGTACCAGCTAACACTACATTTACTAGTATTGTTGATGGGGTGGGTTATACATTCCAGTCTATCAATAGCACTACCTTTAATAGAAGTGATAGTGGTACCTATACTAATAGCATGGTTATTAGAGAAGGCGATCCTGTACAGGAATCTTATACAGTTAGTTCAGTAGCGCCTGTACGTTATTTGCTTAATAATGAAAACTGTGATACCACTAGCCTTAAAGTATCCGTGCAGCAGAGCGTTTCTAACACGGCTGTACAGGTTTATAAGTTAGCAGACGACATAACAACCGTAAATGGAAACTCTGCCGTATACTTCCTTCAAGAGAATAATGACGGCGCTTTCGAAGTATTGTTCGGTGATAACATACTAAGTAAAAAACCATCGGATGGAAATATCGTTAAACTTAATTACAACGTATGTAACGGCCCTACTTTAAACGGTGCTAGAACATTTAGTGGTCCTGCTACAATGGCTGGTAATAGTTCATATACCATTAGTACTACTAGTAGAGCAAGCGGGGGTGCAAATCCTCAGTCTATAGACAGTATTAAGTTTAACGCTCCTAGAAACTACAGTGCCCAAAACCGTGCTGTAACTGCTAACGACTATAAGAACATCCTTTTAAACAATGCACCTGATTTACAGACTATTAGTGTATGGGGTGGCGAACAGAATAGTCCCCCTGTATACGGCAAGGTTTATATCGCAGCTAAGCCTATAGGCAATTCAACTCTTACCCCCAGTCGCAAACAAGAATTAATAGAATTACTAGATTCTAGAAACGTAATTACTATAGAACCAGTGTTTGTAGATGCTGAGTACCTATATGTCGTTCCTACTGTACAGGTAAGATACAATCCCAACATTACTAGTAAAAATGGGGATACGCTACTCAACCAAGTAAACAGTGTTATGTCTTCTTTTAATATTGATGATTTGGGAGTGTTTAACCGCAGCTTCTATCTGTCAGAATTTATTAAGAAGGTTGATGCTATAGATGATAGTGTAATAAACGTATCGGTTACTAATTTAATGCAGCGGCGTTTTATTCCTAATACAAATTTGAACCAATCATATCAAGTGAAATTCAACAATGCAATATACAACCCACACTCAGGGCACAAGTATGCAATCAGCAGCAGTGCATTTACCTATCAAGGATTTACTTGTTACTTTGATGATGATGGATCAGGAAGGCTGCGTATTTACAGAATCGCAAGTGGAGCACGAGTATACATTAGCAGTAATGCAGGTACCGTGGATTATGCGCGGGGGACTGTGAGAACTAACGCTATAAAATTCACATCATATACGGGCGATGGTATTAAGATAAACGCTGTACCTAGAGATCAGGTAGTTAAGTCTGTCAGAAATCAAATTGTACAGCTTGCCGATGCTTCTGTATCGATTATTAACAATAACACAGACTCAGCTGAAGCACAGTCTAGATCACTGTCATCTACCAATCAAGCAACTGTTTCTAGTGAGACAGGTGTAGTATCAGTATCGTCGACGTACTAAATGGCTACCGATAATAAAATATCGACATTAATAGAAAGCCAGGTCCCTGGATATCTTTTAGAAGAGGGTCCTAATCTCGTTGCGTTCCTAAAAGCATACTATGAATGGATGGAGACTAGTGGTCAGGTTACAGACGCTAGTAAGAATCATTTAACTAACCGTGATATCGATACTACCGATCTTAATAAGTTCTATGAGTATTTCAGACGAGAAGTATTAGCGGACTTTCCTAAGAATGTACTTGCAGATAAAAGACTAGTCGCAAAACGAATAAAAGATTTGTATCGCGCAAAAGGGAGTGCGGCTGCGTATAACCTTTTATTCCGTATTCTGTATGATCAGAATGTATCGATTTATAAGCCTAGCGAAAACATATTGCGAGCGTCTGATGGAAGATGGACTCAAGATACTATTGTACGTCTAGGTGCTCCTTTTTCTGGTAATCTAGAACTTGCGGTAGGTAAAATAATTACCGGTTCTAATTCCGGTGCTGTCGGTAAGGTATTAAAAGTACTTACTGTATTTGAAAGTGGTGTTGAAGTAAAGCAATTAAGAGTTAATGAAGTAACAGGTACGTTTATTGATCTTGAGCAAGTAACTACCCCAGATGGATTAAGTGGTTTCGTTGTTAATACAGTTGGACCACTTAATGATGTTGAATTTGGTTCGGCTAGTGCATCGGGTGGTATTGGTCACCAGGTAGGTGATAGTGTTACTTTCACTAGTGTAACTGGCACAGGGGCAACGGGTGTTGTAGATGCTACTAGTGACGAAGTATTAACATTTGTAATTACAAATGGTGGTAGTGGTTATACAGTAGGCGAGAATAGCGTCATTACTATAACCGGTGGATTACCAAAGGGTGGTTTGGTAGGTTCCGCTACAGTATCAGCTATTACAAATACTGAAACTATATTTGCGTACACTGATACTATAGAAGGTCTTTCAGATACACCGATTGAATATGGTACCACATATAGTTCAAACTCTGGTGTTATCAGTTCCAATCTCGCATCGTCTAATGCATATACTGCGCTAAGCGCGGCATTAGGAACACTAGAGTTAGTAACCGGTAAAATAAGCGCGCTAACAGTAATTACCGGTAACTACGCTAATAATTCTATACCAACTGTAACAGCAGAAGAAGTAAGAGTGTCAGCACTTGATATTCCAGATGGATTAGGTGGCTTTAAAGGACGCAATGCTATTATTACACCTGCCTTTGTTCCAGGATCTATTACAGATGTCACCGTAACAAATAGGGGAAGACTTTATAATGCAATTAATGCAGTTACAGTAACCAACAATACAAGATCAGGTACCACTGCTGCAATAGGCGATCCAGTTATAACCGGTGTTATTGAAGAGCAGGGAAGCTACAAAGACTCAAAGGGTTTCTTGAGTTGGGATCAAAGATTACAAGACAACTACTACTATCAAGAATTTAGTTACGTAATCAGATCACAAAAAGCGTTAAAGACATACCAAAACATAGTACGTGATGTAATTCATCCAGCTGGTACCGCATTGTTTGGTCAGATTGATATTGAAACTGAAGCTGATCTAACTGGCCTAGAGGTCGAGACTCTGGTTTCTACTGATTTGATTGGTGGTAAAGATGGTATCACGGTAGGATCATTGACGACTACGTTTGGTTTAATTACTCAAATAGATCGTACGCTACCGGTAGAATCTCTAACCAGTACTATTACAATACCGACACACAGTGTACAATATGAGATTAACCCAACAACATTTACAGATGGTCAAGACTTCTCTACAGATGCAGTTATAAGTCGTGATTCTATACTGACGTCCATCACTCCTACTACTGCCGTATCAACAGACACTATACTGTCTAGAGATATGTTTGCTACGTCAATTGCTTCTACGTTGACTGTAAACGAGCCTGCTGAAGATGTATACTTGCTAGCAGATGGATTCATTTACGTATCCAACACAAATACAATTCAAACATACCTTGGTCAACCAATTACTCAATACCTAGACGATCCTGTAATCCTCGGTACGCCGTTTGTTGTACAGGGTGATGGTAGCGTAGCATTCTCTACCATCGTTAAGGGTGGATCGCAGATAGAAATTGAAGATAGAATACCAGGTACGTCTGGCAACACGACATATATAGTTAATACTGTATTCAGTAACACTACGTTCACAATCAATACTGAATTTGCCGGCGAAGCAATGTCTAACGGTGTATTCAGATATATCTACGATGGTAACATTTAACAATGGCTATCACTACTAGCAAAAAATTTAACGTGCATGCTGCTACGCAGTTTAAAGAAGGGTTTGACGAATCTGATCCTTCACAAATGTATTTGTTCTACTCTAGAATTGATCCTTGGGGATCAGAATCTAGTCCTCCTGCTATCGAAGATACGGTGTTTGCCGAGAGAGATGTTTGGAGGGGGATGACCGCGTTAAAGAAGGTATCTAATAATAATGTTACCATGGCCGTGTCCAAGTATCTTTGGACTACTAACACTATGTATACAGAGTATAGTGACACCAATGTCAACCTTGCAACCAGCAACTTCTATGTAATCACAAGCAACAACGAAGTATACAAATGTTTATTTAACGCCGATGGTGTACCAAGTACAGTTAGTCCGACTGGAAGATCAACATCTGTTATCACTACCAGTGATGGATATAAGTGGAAGTTCATGTATGACATTAGCCAAGCTGATATGAATCGGTTTGGTGGAGTCAATCATATACCGGTAAAAACTATTGCCTCGGACGACGGAAGTGCTCAATGGAACGTGCAGCAAGCAGCTGCCAATGGTTCTGTACCAATATTTGAAGTAACAAGCGGTGGAAGTGGTTACCTTCAAAATAAAGGTACTATTGCTGGAGTGACAAGTACCACTCAGTTAACTATTGCTAATAATGCATCGGGTACTGATAATGTATACAACGGTTCTACTATTTTTATCTCCAATGGTCTTGGCGCTGGCCAGCTAAGAATAATCACTGGATACAATGCTACAACCAAACTACTGACAGTTAATAATGCATTTACAGTATCACCTAACACCTCCAGTACTTACCACATTGGACCTCGGATAAATATAGTTGGAGATGGTAATGGGGCATCCGCGTACGCTAATGTACAATCTGGTGCAATAACCAAGATTACTGGAATTAATGAAGGGACTAGTTACTCTAGGGCTAGTGTATTAATCACGGCTAACCCTGTCTATGGATCGGGTGCTAGTGCAGTTGCTTATCTTCCTGGACTAGGTGGCCACGGATCTGATCCAGTGAATGAATTGTTTGCTACCAATGTTACTATGAATATTGAGGTTGATGGGGACGAAGCAGGTTTCTTTCATGCCAATAACCAGTTTAGAATATACGGAATAATTAAAGACCCCACCCAACGGTCTACGGGAGGAGTAGCTAGCAACCTACGTTACGATCAGACAACTAGATTGACGCTAAATAGCATTTCCGATACTTTTGTTGAAGATGAATTTGTAACAGGTGCTACAAGCGGTGCTAAGGGTAGGGTAGTTTATTTTGCAAATACCAATGCTACAAGTACAGCTGGTGTACTTCATTTGACCTATCCTAATGGAAATTTTGCTAATGGGGAAAACCTTTCAGCAAACAACTCAGGAGTAACCGCTGTTGTACAAGGAATTACCAAGCCAGATCTGGTACCTTATTCCGGCCAGATGATTTATACAGTAACACAAGCACCTATAGAAAGAGATATAGCTCAAACAGAAAACTTTACTATTACAGTTAAGTTTTGATAAAGAGAAACAGATATGACTGCTAACAACAATCTTACGACTAACTTTAACGTAGATCCATACTACGATGATTACGATGAAACTAAAAACTTTCATCGGATTTTGTATCGTCCTGGATTTGCAGTTCAAGCTAGAGAGCTAACTCAGCAACAGTCTATCTTGCAAAATCAAATCCACCGTTTTGGTAACCATATCTTTAAAGATGGTTCACAGGTCAGTGGTTCAACAGAGATACTAGACCAAGTAGGTGTTTTAAGACTGAAGAGCTCTTATGGTGGTGTAGCAATTGATGTAACTAGTTTTGAAGGAAAGTATGCTAGAAGTCGTAATTCACAGGATTTGTTTTACGTTAAAAAAGCAGTGCCTGCTGCTGGTGGTGACTCGGATCTAATTTACGTTCAGTATTTACAGAGTGCTAACACTACATCTAATTCTTCTATCTACTATTCTATTGTAGCTAATAATGAGGTTATAGATTTTAGCTCATCGTACATTAATAGTAACACCGGTTTATTCTTCTCTAACACAGGTGCCGCTCAAGTACTGTCTACAGTAGAGAGCTCTGTTGCCAAAAGACCGGTGACTAGAGGTTTCTTGTATTCTGTAGATGAGTCAGTTTATTACCATAAAGGACTGTTTATTAGAGCTCCTAAGCAGACTGTTGCAGTTGCTGCAAATATAGAGCATATAGTAAGTGTTGGATTTACATCTTCGGAAACTTTAATTACCAGTGATATTGACAGTACATTAACAGATCCTGCAAGGGGGAGCTACAACTATGCTGCTCCTGGTGCAGACAGGTTGAAGGTAGAACTAACGGTTACTGCTAAACCGCTTTCATCTCTTGATGCGCCACCGTTAACTTCAAACAACTACTTTGAAGTAGCTAGAATTAAGGATGGACAATTTATCCGCAAACGGCCTGCTCCGGATTATAACACTCTTGCAGATGTGTTAGCAAAGAGAACTTACGAAGAGTCCGGAAACTACACAGTTGAAGGCCTCAAGATTTCTATTTCTAATACTGCGGCTACTACTGCTAATCTTGTTGCAAGATTATCACCTGGAACTGCTTACATAAAAGGGTACAGGGTTAGAAACGGTTCTAACATTACTGTTCCTGTTCCTAAATCCCGAGCAATCGACACGGTTACCGAACAAAAAATTACTACTCTTTATGGAAACTACTTAGTAGCCAACACTCTATCTAATGGGTTGATCGATATAGACGATAGAGTAGAACTACACTCGAGATTAGTTCCAGATACGGATTCCAAAGTTGGTGAAGCTCATATACGAAATTTAGAGTTTCTTTCCGGAACTAGCGATCAAAGAAAGTACAAGTTGTTCCTATACGATACTAAAATTACTGTCAGTGCAAATAACTTTAATTCTATAAAAAGTGTAAGAGTAGCTTCAAGCAATGCATATGCTGCAGTTCATTCTGACAGTATTACCACTTTTGTTAAAACCGGTACAACCGTATCAGGTAGTGCAGAAGTTAGATTACAGAGTATAGCTGGTGTTAAAGTTGGTCAGATAGTTACCGGTTCTGGAATACCTGCTGGCACTCTTGTACAATCCATTTTGTTTGATACTATTACCTTAAATAATAATGCTACTGGCAGTGCGACTACTGATCTTACTTTTAGAAGTGTAAATTTATCTGATCAAGAATTTAACAGAAGTTTGTTTCTGTTTCCTCATACCCACGTAGCAAACACCAGTAACGTCGATTACAAGTTTAAGCGAAAGTTTTCTGATGTTTCGTTTACTGGTGGATCTGCTACAATTCAGACTTTAGGAGGTTCAGAAAGATTTTCATCTGGTACGGGCAGCCTTGCAACTGAAAATTTTGTTGTAGTAATTAAAACTGGCGGTGTCGGAACTATATCAACTGGCGAAAACGTTGACATGGAGGCCTCCGGCCGGTCTGTTACAACACCAACAGCTACACCTGGTAACCCAGCGTCAGCTACAATTGATGTAAATGAAGCTTCGTTTACTGGTACTGCAGACATCTACGCCACAATAGATGTTACAGCCGATACTAGACGAGTAAAAACCAGAACCAATGCAACCAAAACGTATGCACTTGGATATCCTGCTTCAGCCAATTCTCTTTCTCTAGGGTACGCTGACGTAATAAAAATAAACGCTATCTATGAGGGTAACTCAACATTTGTATCTTCTAACACAGGTCAAGTTATTCCAGCTAACAATAGTGCTACTACGACGATACAAGATGTTACTAACAACTTTAACTTTGATCCTAACGCCCGTGATACGTACTATGATCATTCAACTCTTACACTAAAGCCAGGGCTGTCTGCAAGCACAAACCAAATTTTAGTAGACTTTGACTACTATGCGCACGGTGGTGGTTTAGGCTTCTTTTCACAGGCAAGCTATCCCGACTATAACAATATTCCATACTACAGGGATGAAAAAGGACGTACGGTTGCTCTAAGAGACGCTTTAGATTTTAGACCTACTAGAACGGCTGATGCAAGTGCTAATTACTATCACTCTACAAAGACCTTTGACAATCATCAAATTGTTGATTCTCAAACATTTGAAGCAGAAGCTAATTACAGCTATTACAAGAAAATAGTACATAAACTTTCTTTGGACGCTGGGGGCAACTTTGTTCTTACCTCCGGAACTCCATCCTTAAACAATCCTATAATTCCAGATACTGATAAAGATCAATTGCTTTTGGCAACTATCTTTGTAAATCCTTATACGTACAGTGAAAAAGATTTAAGGATAAGGCTAGAAGACAATTCTCGATACACAATGAAGGACATTGGTAATATTGAAAAGAGAGTAGAAAAACTCGAGTATTATACTTCGCTGAACTTGCTTGAATCTCAAGTTGCAAGTACTCAGTTTCTTGATAATAACGGAGATGCCAGGTATAAGAACGGTTTTGTAGTTGATCCATTTAAGGGACATTCAGTAGGTAATGTTTTTGATAAAAACTACAAGGCGTCTATCGATAGGCGCCGACAGATTATGCGTCCTACCTTTACTGGGGATTCTACTGAGCTGGTTCCTCAAACCGGGGGTGGTCTCAGTATAAACAATAAAATTGTCACGCTTCCGTTCTCAGAGATAAATTTTGTTTCTCAAGAATTAGCTTCTGATACTTTAAATGTGAATCCATTTCAAGTTGTTTCTTTTACTGGTAATGTGTTTTTAGACCCATCATCAGACTCCTGGACTGATAAAAATAAAGTGAGTGTAACTGTCGACTCAGACGGTAACCTTGCCCACTTTAAATATCTTCAAGATATTATAGCTGGGTCTAACGGTTATGAATATGGAGACTGGCAACCGGTCACTCAGGGTCCAATAGAAATAGTAAAAGTAGAGGGTTCGTACGCCGGTACTAATGATAACACTGCGGTAGATGGTCCAGGAGTTTGGGCATCTCAAATTACTACTACTGGACACCGAAGTGCTACTAAGTTGTCTATACAAACCAGTGAAGACCCTTCCACAAGTACTAAACTCACAGACAGCGTTTTTTATACCCACATGCGAACTCGTAAAGTAAATTTTACGGTAGAGGGAGCCAAACCTAATACTAAGTTACATCTTTTCTTGGGTGGGATTGATTGCACTGACTGGATGGCGCCAAATACTTTTAGCTCAACTAGAGCAGAACAAGTCCTGTACGGTGATATGACAGCCCGGGAAGTAATTACAGACAGCTTTGGCGCTGTCAGTGGTTATTTTTGGGTTCCTAATACAAGGCAAGTTTTAAGTGCTTCTGCTTATTCTGCAAATCCTAATGCTACTGTGCTGTCCGATCTATCAAATACTAAAGGTGATAGTCTTAGATTTGAAGCTGGTACTATAGAAGTTTTGTTTGTTGACAACTTTATAAATCCTAAGTTCTCAACTTCATATGCTTCTACTACATTCAGCTCTCGAGGCACCATAGACACATATACTACTACCACAACCATGACTAAGCGTTATGAGTTAATAAGAACGCCACAGGGATTTGTACCAGGTGATTCTGTAACAGAGGTAGGATATTTTCTTACTACCAGAGACACCTTGGCCTCGGCGATAGCAGATGTTGAAGCCACTATAGGTAGATCACTTACAGCTGGTGAAACTTCCATAGGTGATTTTATTACTTCTCAGTACGAGCAGAGAATTGGAAGACGGCCTGAGATTACAGGCTGGAAATACTGGCTTTTGGAATACATCAATGGCAGTTTTGATACTGCTCTTGATCTTGCTGTAGCAATTACTACAGCAGCCACCGTTAACCGTGGACAATCACAGGTACATGGAGATGGTAGTAACCCTAATATTATTTGTCAATACGGTTACGATCCATTAGCACAAACCTTTACTATACCAGAAGAATTTTATCCTGATGGTATTTTTATAAGCTCCGCAGATATCTTTATAGCACAAAAAGATAGCACTTTGCCTTTGCGGGTAGAGTTGCGGCCTACGGTAAACGGTTTCCCTAGTGCTGATGAAGCTATTCCCATGTCTCAAGTTGTATTAAATCCGAGCCAGATAAATGCTAATGCTACCACTCCAACTGCCACTAACGTTGCGTTCAAATGTCCTATACATCTGACTCCAGGTGAATACTGCATCGTGCTACTTTCAGATTCACTTAACTATCTTACTTATATTGCAACAATAGGTGAAGAGAGATTAGATGGCACTGGGTTTGTTACTGAGCAGCCTACGTTAGGTTCTTTGTTTAAGTCTCAGAACGCAAGAACTTGGACTGCCCAACAAGAGTCTGATTTGTGCTTTAGGTTAAAGCAAGCTCAATTTACTATTAACACTAACTATGATCTAACTCTATCAGCCAATAACATTGGACGTGCCGCATATAGCGCCAATACATTGTATGCTAACACCGTTGGTCAGTTTGATATAGCTAATATATCAATGTCTAAGTTTGACGCCCTACGAAGTTTTAATTCCGTGTATGAACTATCTACTAAAGATGAAGGGGGAGCAATACAGCCATTTGATAGAGTTATACCAAACCAAGATTTGATCTTTAGCACTCCGAAGGAGATTACTACAAACAGCGACCTTCGATTAAAGGTTACATTTAGAACCAGTGATACTAATGTTTCACCATACTTTGATATAGGTTCTGCAGGAATTTCTTTAATTAAAAATGTAATCAACGCGCCTCCTACAGGTGGAGAAGTTGCTGAAACTGAACCTACGGATAGCCACGCACTTGCAAAATATATTACTAGAAAGGTTACTTTGGCAGAAGGTCTAGAAGCCAATAGTCTCAAAGTATTTGTGGATCAAAATATGCCTTCGGGTGCATCAGTTGAAGTATATTATCGAGTTATAAATAGTGATGACAATAGTAATTTTGAAGAAAGACCATATGTTTTGATGTCTAGGCGGCAACCAACTGTTACTGTTAATCAGTCGGTTGCATTGTTTAATGAGTACGAATATTATGCGGATGACATCTCGTACACTAGCGGTTCTGTTACGTATGATAACTTTACCACTTTTAGCATTAAAATCGTAATGTACTCGACGTCATCTGCGGCAGTACCTTCGTTCCGTAACTTCAGAGCAATAGCATTATCATGACAGACATGCTTAAAGTGAAGGATCATGAAAATCTTCGAAGAGATTCATTTAATAATGCTGTTATTAATATAGACAAACAAGAATATGTTGCTAGTATAAAAAGAAGGCAAAGATCTGAACGAGTAGAATATCTCGAGCAAAAGGTTTCTGACCTTCAAAACGATATCCAAGACATTAAGCAGATGTTGCAGCAATTGGTGTCGAAGTAGATAGAGGCTTAGAATGGCACTTAACTTAGCAAATGTAATAAGTACAGACACGTTCGCGACGTGGTTAACCCGTACCAATCAAATTATTGAAAGGTCGTCTAATAGTACGCCTAAGTTTTTAGACTTTGAGGGGTCGACGCATGATAGTCTTACTGCGCAAGAAGGACGTACTTACTACGACTCTACTCATAAATCTCTAACAGTCTTCTCTGAAGGCGGCCTAGAGATGGAGCTTGGGCAGAACGAATACATCCGAGTATACAATAACAGTGGCGTTCCAATTAATCTTGGTCAACCATTGTTCCTAAGTGGGTCTACGGGTGGTGTACCAAATGCAGAGCTGGCTAACGCATCCGATGCTGCAAAATATAACATTTCCGGACTAGCTGCCAACTCGATTGCAACCGGCTCTTATGGTTGGGCTGCAGTATCTGGTACACTGAGAGGTTTCGATACTTCTAGTCTAACTCAAGGTGAAAGATTTTTTGTAAGTCCGTTTGCAAACGGACAGCTTGTTACTACAGCACCTAGCTATCCCAATTTTCCCATGTGTGTTGGTCTTTGTGTTGTATCAGATTCTGCCAACGGCATCGTTGTAATTGAACAACAAAACCATTCAGTACCTTCTTTCCGCGTAATTAATGACGCTCGTATAGGAGGAGATTTGGTTGTTGATGGTAACTTTGAAGTGTTGGGTGAAGAAACAATTACCACACTGACAAACCTATCAATTGACGACACCTTCATTTATTTAAATGCAGGGGATACGATCACAGCTAACTCTACTGCTGTAACTGGTCTAAATGACTTTTCATTTAAAGGTCATTACAACGGTGGTAACACTGTAACCTATTATGTTAAGATTGACAATACCAGTCCAGGTAATCCAGATACATTCTCTTGGTCCTTAGACAATTTCTCAACTACAGAAGCTGCCAACGTGGCCATTACAGCATCTCAGCAATCATTGAGGTGGGGTATCAGTGCTCTGTTTGTAGCCAACACTGGTCATACGGCTGGCGATGTGTGGACTGGCGGAGCTGCTCCTCTTAACGTTGATACTGGCTGGGCATCAAATAGAAACACCGGTCAGGCGGCTGGTGGATACACTCACATGGGTGTATTCTTTGACGTTACTGATGAGCGGTTTAAATTCTTCCAATCCTACGCGCCTGAAATTGAAGGTAACATAAACACTGCTGACGCTTCATTTGAACTCGGTACTGTACAAGCTAATACCTTTATTGGTGATGGTAGCCAATTAACTAACGCTGGTTCAACAGTAGCAACCGACTCAGCAAACCACACCTTGTTTGTACCGTTTACCGGTGTATCATCTGGCACAATGACAAGTGCTAACGTAAACTCAAACTTTACGTTTAACCCATCAACTGGTACTCTTTCAGCAACAGCTTTCTCTGGCGATGGTAGTAACCTTACTAACGCTGGATCTACAGTTGCTAGTGATACCGAAGCTGATCGAGATTTATTGGTTGCATTCACTGGCGTTACTTCAGGTACAATGACGTCAGCAAATGTCAATTCAACGTTTACGTTTAATCCTGCATCGGGTAAGTTGGCAGCAAATACAATGCAGTTCAACAATGCCGTACAGAAAGTTCAAACTGTTGGAACTATTACTTCAGATACAAACTTAGACCTTAGCAATGCAAGTATTTTTGACGTTACACTTGGCGCTGATAATTTAGTGTTAACCTTTACTAATCCACCTTCATCTGGCTATGCTGGTAGTGCTACTGTCATACTAAGACAAGATAGCACCGGTAGTAGGTATGCCACTTTTACTAATGCAATATACACCGATGGAGCTCCTCCTATTCTCACTACCAATGCAAATGCCATAGACATGTTATCATTTTTTACAACAGACAATGGAACCTCCTACTTTGGTGCGTTGACCATGGCTGCAGTAAGTTAAGGAGCTATAACAAATGAAAATTTATAAACTTTATTATTCTAGCGAATGTAATCCAGTTGAAACCTATCAACTCAGAAAATTCATGAGAGAAAATGAATTGTGGAATAGAGTTTCTGATTATTATTATATAAAAGGAAGTGATGCTACACAGCAGCTTTCTTACTTAAATAGCTGTTATGATAGGCAGTTAGCGGAGCAGTCTGTAACGCTGCCCGTAAAGCTACGTTATTTTCTCTTGACAGAAGAGGATAGTAATGATGCAAGACTTATAAAATTTATTAAAGGCAAGGACGAAATATTATCATATTTTCAAACCAATCTTTTATAAGCCATGTTAGGAATTTTAAGAAATAAAAAAGCCTTATCTCCAGCTGGATCAATCTCTGTTAGCGGAGGATCTACTACTAATGTATCCGTACCTTTTGGTGTACGATACGTAAATGTAACTATACAAGGTGGTCCCGGTAATCCAGGTAACAACGGTAACAACGGTGTTGCCGGTACCGCTGGTACCGCTGGCAATGCCGGCAATACAGGTAATCCAGGTACTGCTGGCACTGGTGGCTCTGGTGGAGAGGGCAACCCAGGCAACGCAGGTAACAGCGGTTCCAACGGTTCTAGAGGTTTTGGAGGTACCGCTGGTAACGCAGGTAACCCAGGAAATCCTGGGAACAATGGTGGCCGAGGTAACCGAGGCTTTGCTGGTAACTCAGGCAATCCGGGTAACCCCAGTGGGGGATCTGGGGGCGGTGGCGGAGGCGGTGGTGGCGCCGGCTTAGTCGAAGCAACAGCTGGTACGCGTACGCCAACAGGACGGGGCGGCAACGGTGGTAATGGTGGCAATGGTTCCGGGCCCGGATCCGGCCCCGGTGGTGCCGCCGGTGTTGGTGGTTTTTCCAGTGGAAGTCCAGGTTCCTCATCAAGTGCTGGTAGTAGTGGCAATAATGGGTTTGGAGCTAACTCTGGCAATTCTGGTACTGCTGGATCAAATGGTAGCAACGGTAATCCCGGTACCGGAGCGACTAGTGGTAACCCCGGTAATGTTGGCACTGATGGAAATCCTGGGACTGCAGGCAGTGGCGGATCCGGCGCCAATGGTAATCCCGGTACTGCCGGTAATCCTGGTAACAGCGGTACAGGTGGTAATCCAGGCAATCCAGGCAATCCAGGTAACAACGGATCTGGTGGTAATCCCGGAGGTACTTCAACGATTACCGCTTTAGGAATTACAGGACCAGGTGGAGCTGGCGGGAATGCTGGTAGTGCTGGCAATCCAGGTAATCCAGGTAATCCAGGTGTCGCTGGCAACGGTGGTGCAGGTGGAAATGCCAATGCCGGCAGTGCCGGTAATCCTGGTACCGCTGGCAATGGTGGTACAGGTGGTATCGCAGGAAACCCTGGAAACGCTGGAAACCCTGGAAATAATGGTGCCCGAGGTAACCGAGGCTTTGCTGGTAATTCAGGCAACCCAGGCAATCCAGGTAACAACGGATCTGGTGGAGCAGGAGGTGTCGCCAGAGGTGGTGGCGGTGGTGGTATAGTAGGTCAAGGTGCCTTTGTACACATACCTACATCACAGGGTGGTTTAGGTCCATTATATCCAGGATATGGGAACTCATATCCTACTCCATTTGCTGGACCTACTGGTGCTGCTGGTGCAGGTGGTGGTGGGGGATCTCCAGGTAGCGGTTCTAGTGGAGGTGCTGGGTGGCCACCGTACGGAGGTCCTGGCGGCAATGGTGGACCAGGTAATAGCGCCACAGTCGGCCTCTGCAACGCTTTTAATGGTGCCGGCGGTGGAGGCGGTGGCGGCAGCTTTGCATATGGTAGCAGTGGAACTGGTGGTGCCAACGGTAACAATGGTAGCAGCGGTTTCGGCGCAAACGCTGGCAACCCTGGAACCTTAGGGTCAAGCGGTAACAATGGTTCCAATGGTACCGGAGCAACAGGTGGCAACCCAGGAAACCCAGGCAGTGCCGGAAATCCTGGAGCTGATGGAAATGCTAATGCTGGAGCTAGTGGCAATCCTGGATCAAATGGTAACAACGGTACCAACGGTAGCGGCTACACTAACGGCAACCCGGGTTCAGCGGCCAGTGCTGTAAACATAAATAGAAAGAATATTCGTCCACGGCAAAGCTATTCAGCCACAGCGGCTAGTGGTGGTAGTATAACAATTTCTTGGAGTAGACAATAATGAGCGTCTTAGACATCACTGATTATTCATACAAAATATTATCTGTTGACATAGAAAATTCAACAGCACTTATTGAATTTAAAGCTGCAGATTCCGACCTATCAAGGATTACTTACAACTGTAATCTAGAAGTTGCAAATGTTTCTGGTTTTCCAGATTACGAAAACGACGAAGATATTCCTTTTGCAGAGCACTTAAAACTTACCGCTACACTTCATGCTCCCCTGGCTGTATGGAGAAGGCAAAAATGGGCAGTCCTTAATGGTACTGCATTAACTAATCAAATAGCAAGTAACACTTTCATTTCCGTTTCCTAAAGTGGTTTGTTATATTATGGACTATAAGAATGTTACATCCTATAACCACGAGAGACACATCTGCATACTGGAGTGATCTCTTTAATAATGAAGAACTCGATCAAATTCTTAATTTATGTAAAACCCTACCTCTAGAGACCGGTACCATAGGTAATTATGAAACAACGGTAGATGATATAAGAAAAAGCAGTGTTGGTTGGTTAACAAGAAACGAAGACACAGAATGGATTTTTAGCCGATATGATGGAGCTGTACAGCGATCGAATTCGTGTTGGTTTGGTCTTGATCTTGACCCTCTCCGAATGATTCAATTTACAGTGTACGATGATGCAGGTGGTCACTATGAGTGGCACTGGGACATGCATACTACTCCCGAAGCTGATAACACTGACGTAATTAAACAACGAAAATTATCTGTAGTCACGCAGCTTAATGCCCCTGATGAATATGACGGAGGTGTTTTTCAAGTTGCTCCATGTGGTCAGCTTTATGATATTGAGCGAAAAAAGGGATTAACTTATATGTTCTTGTCTTTTGTAAATCATAGAGTTTCTCCAGTGACAAAAGGTACAAGATATAGTTTAGTTGGGTGGTATGAAGGCCCAGATTGGAGATAGTATATCATGGAAATGCCGTGTGAACGTAACGAAACATTTATTCGTTATTATGACAATGCCTTATCTACGGAATTCTGTCAAGGTCTAATAAAGTATTTTGAGTGGTGTCTTAAAAACAATCGTGTTTGGGATCGCTCTCATGAAACTACTAAAAATTGGAAAGAAGATGAATCAACTGTATTGAATCCTGTTAATTATTGGGACATTGATTTTAACTGGACGCACATTGCTCCATACATTCAAGAGTTTAATGATTCCTTCTGGGAAGTGTATTATCCAAGTTATTGTGAAGAATTTGATACACTAAACCAATTACAGGAACATACCATATTCTCCTATAAGGTACAGAAAACCATGCCAGGTGGTGGATACCACGTTTGGCATTGTGAGCATGACCAAATACAACACGCAAGAAGAATAGCAACATATACTGTATTTTTAAATGATGTAGCTGAAGGTGGTGAAACAGAGTTCTTATATCAGAACGAACGTGTAGCTCCTAAGGAAGGACGGCTAGTAATCTTTCCTTCTGGTTTTACTCACACTCACAGAGGTAATCCTCCATTAAGAGGTATCAAATACATACTGACCGGTTGGATAGAGTATGTATAAATAGTACATCTGATAAAGGAGACTAAGTTAAATGACCATTGTATTCTCAGGATCACCAGTAGCAAACGTACAGTTATCTGATTCGTTTAATACGTGGCGTTTAACTACCAATAAAATTTTAGCGGATGCTGCGTCACTAACATCTAACAATACCTTCGCTGCAGCAAACACTAATTTTGCCGGTGAAGTAAGAGCTACTGCATTTATTGGAGATGGCAGTAATTTAACTAATGCTGGCTCTACTGTTGCAAGTGATATGTCAGTAGACCGTGACTTGTTTGTACCTTTTACTGGTATAGCAAACAATACGATGACGTCAGCTAATGTTAATTCTACGTTTACTTTTAATCCTGGTGCTGGAAGACTATCGGCCAACGTAATTAAAACTAGTACGTTGCTCGATAGTTCTAACCGAAGACTTACAATTAGGGATGAGGCTAACACTGTAGTCTGGGGTGGTTGATTGTGGCCAGGCCTAATACACTCACCTTAAAAATTGAACCAGGAGAAGCCATTGTCCAAATGGTTTCAAACGTCGAGTTTATTTCTATAGCGGACAAGGTACTGGAGGAGCTTGCCTCATCTGATGGGGCAGGTGATCTATTTCTTACAGCCGGAGCAAACGGCAACTATACTTCTATTGGTGGACATACTAACACTAGGACCGAAGCAGTTGGTTCTAGCGACCTCACTATAACATCTAGTACCACAACTCTGTACCAAGATTTGGTTTCTGGTAATATAGATGCTGTTGTAGACAAGCCCGTTACTTTTGATTATACAACCAGCTCTTTTCGGTCAGTTACAAATGCGGAACTTGATAGCTTTGCAGATGATATAATAGACTACATGGTTAATAATGAGGCAGCAGGATCCTACAGAATTGCAAATACCTCGCCAGCTGGTACTTACGGGGGTACATGGACCACAGTAGCTACTATACTTAATGAAATTGACAATTCCACTAGTACTTCATCCTTCTTATATAAAAAGATTACAGACTCTTCGACCTTGTTATGTCGTCCTCTTAGGTACGTTGGATACCAAGGTGAATCTAGTCTGCAGTTAATGACAGATGATCAAATAAAACAATTAGCCCGGGCTGTGAGATCAAGGATTGTAAGCAATAACATAGGCAAGTATCTTTTTCAAAATTCAACTCCTGTTTCGGGCACTTGGGTTAACGTAGGTACTATAACCGATACCAGACGTGATATACAAACCGTTACAAATTATATTGGACCAGCACAGTATACTGGAGGATCATCATATACCGGACCTGCGCAATATACCGGTCCACAGACGTTTGCAGGGACCGACTCATTTAGTATAGCGCAAGATTTTTCAGGAACAGCTCAGTATGCTAGTGGTGGTTCTTTCTTTGGTCCTGTTCAGTATACTGGTACAACAGGGTATGGTGGTACATCTGAATTTGCTGGGACAGCTGATTTTGGAGGTACATCTCAGTTTGCTGGTGAAACCGACTTCGTTGGGCCAGTACAATATTTTGGCACAGCTCAGTATACGGGAACTCCAATCTATGTGGGGCCAAGCGCGAATTATAGTGGAGCTCCAGCACAATTTCTGGGAGTATACCCATGGGCCGGACCGGATGTGAGCTTTACCGGAGGGGCCTACTATGTGGGCCCACCTGCCCAGTACACCGGTGAGGATGCATTTTTCCAACCTGGCCAAGAATTCTCTGGGGGACCATATTATTATGGGCCGGGTCCATCTTTTACTGGCACCGGTCAGTATACTGGATGGATAGGATTTACTGGCCAGTACGTAGGTATTCAATTTCCGTTTTTTCCGTACGTCTGGCCCGGTTTTGGCCCTCAAGGAGAGCCTATCGAGTTCTATGGCCCTGGTCCGGAAGCCACATACGTTGGTCCTGAATATACTAGACTGTGGCAATACACGGGGCCCAGGGATTATATTGGCGATGCAGGTTATATTGGTCCCACTATTATATACTATGGACCTGGTCAACAATTTGCCGGTACCAGCGAGCAACAATTTTTTGGTATTGCTGGATATATTGGACCTGGTCAACAGTTTGTAGGACCCGCGTTATTTGCCGGCGTTGCACAATACGAGGGTCCATATCCGTGGGCAGGACCACCGACACAGTTTGCAGGGGAAATAGGTTTTGGAAGCGCAACTTTGTATTATGGTCCCTTTCAGTTTACTGGTCCTGCTCAGTATACTGGTCCTGCTCAGTATACTGGTCCTGCTACTTTTTTCGGGCCCGCACAATTTGCTGGTACTGCAGAATATAGTTCTGGCGGTGATTTCACTGGGCCGGCGTTGTACTCTGGTGTAAGAACATATGTGGGCCCGGTAAATTACCTTGGAGTTAGTAACTTTGTTGGGACAGCTGATTTTGGAGGTACATCTCAGTTTACTGGTACTGCTACATATACAGCAGGTACTTTTAGCCAGGTTGTCTCGTCAATATCAACCATTTCACAAACTACACTATGGCGCAGGGTGGCATAAATGACATTTAGTAAGTTATTAAAACCGCGGTTCTTAAATCCTCAAACTATGGAGTGTGATCTTGTAGATGAAAAAGGATCAGTTCAAAAGATTTCATTTGCATTGCCTGAAAATGAACAAAAGGGTGTGAACCAATATTTTGACTATATTGTCGAAAATTATCATTTAGAGGAAATAAAGGCTCAATATGAATCTGAGCTTAAGGTTCACCGTGACAAACAACGTCAACAACAATTAGCAAATCAAAGAAGAAAAGAAAGTGAAGAGCTTAAAAAACTTTTTGATCTCAAGGCTCAGTTGTTTGATATGCCTTTTATAAAAAATTGTAATCAAGAGATGAGATCTGCTATAAGAAGAGCGCCAAATACAATTGTTTTAAATCTGATAGTTTCTATTGCATTTGAAACTTACATTAAAGAAAATAATATGAGTTGTAATGATTATCTAGATTATCTTGATGATTTACAATATAAGGAAGAAAATGAATAGTGGTTATATTTACGTCGCGTCATTAAATGCACTTTATTATGAGCTCGCAATTTTATCAGCACAATCCCTTAAAGACCTCCATCCCCAAGCTCATGTTACCTTATTTACTCACGATGGTTTTGTAGATGACAGGGCCGTAGAGCTTTTTGACAACATTGTAACAAATATCCCTGTACACAGACGTGCTAAAATGTGGTGTATGGCTCGTACTCCATATGACATGACGTTCTACAACGACTGTGATTCAATGATAGTGCATCCGGATATATCTAAGGTTTTTAATGACATTACCGATAAAATACATATGACAAAAAACTTAATCTATACTGTCTCAAGGGAGTCGCTTGCATATATTGATAAACAAAAAACCAAAACTCCTTATTTTCATGGTGCGGTAGCTTGGTACAAAAAAACAGATGCTAATGTGGAGTTTATTAATGAGTGGTGGCAAGCATATGTCAAGCAGCTCGTTAATCCGTGGCCACACGGTGATTGGGCTGATGAAATCTGGAAAGGGTTTGATATGTTTACGTTGTGGTCTATGCTTAGCGGCTTGGATCCAAAGTATAGTAAATTTAAAGATAGAGTTATAGAAGGTGATAGAAGATTTAATTGTGTAACTCCTGAAGGCAAAACTTACGAGAATGTCAAGTTACCCGTTGTGTTTCAAATACCTAGAACAGAGTATACTAGTTTTAAAAAGTGGCCTGAGATTTATAGGAACATACAAAATGCACCAACTTACAATGAACAATACCACGATCCTGAAAATCCTAGCAAACTTATCTGATAGAGTTTTTAATGATAATGTAGTGTTGCAAGAACTTAGATCAAGGTGCAGACCATTAGTTAATGATAAGGCGGCGGGTCACTTAGATTCTAATTTTTCCGGAGTTACGGGATACTCTAATGATTATCTTTACAAAGCATTGGAGTCTCCTCTTGATCAATATTGCTGGCCAAAATGCTCTTACGGAGTTGATACTACCCTAGTAAACATTAAATCTTCGTATTGGAATAAGGTAGCAGTACCGTACCTTAAAAGATTAGTCAATTATATTGGCTCCCCTTCTAATGCCTTAACCATGTTTTATCCCGAAAAAGGGTATATTGGTTGGCATCACAACGGCAATGCACATGGATACAATTTCTTAATGACGTATAGTATGGATGGGGATGGTTATTTTAAATATTATAACCAACATACAGATGAATTTACAGTACTGCAAGATGTTCCTGGCTGGAATTTTAGATTTGGTTATTATCCTAATATACAGCATGAACCAGAGAATGTGTTTTGGCATACAGCTTATACAGAACAACCTAGACTTACTATAGGTTGGGTTGTAAATAATCGTAATATATGGAAAAGTCTTATAGAAGAATGTACCGGTTTAGGTAATATACCTGATGTTATTGACTCTATGGGACCTAGGGGTGATGTTAAAAATTGAATGGCGAAGTGGCTTTGGTTATGGAGACTTTGTAACCGGGTTAGGATACGCACATAACGCCTCCATAAAGTATGATACGGAAGTTATTATAAACTTTCATTGGAATCACGATTTAGATTATTTAGAATCTAAAGATGATCCGGAGACTATCATAGAGCGAATGTATTACGTATATGGTACTATGGTGCCAAAAACAAACGTGCACGTTACACACACGCCAAACAGTCATCCAAAATACAGATTTATTAATAACGTCGATGAAACTAACCCTCTTCATGGACTTTGGCACACCAACTTAGAACTGACTAGTGGTAAGTCGGTTGTAATGTGGCGTTCAAAATTTAACACTTTCTTTCCTGGTAAAGCAAAGGACCCTATCTACAATCGTTGGGACAGTGTAGTGCAATGGTTGACAGATCAGGGTTATAACGTACAAGAAGTTACTTACAGAACTCCGGTAAAGGAAGTAATTGAAAAGATAAGGACGTGTGAGTTTGGGATTGGTTACGATGGTATGATTCATCAATTATTTAAATATATGTGGAAGCCTTTGATAGTAATATGTGAAAGGCATCAATTAAACCAGCTGCTCATTCCTCAGGCTCTGTTGATCAAGGATGAGCAAAGTTTGTATGCAAACGGTATAGAGTCATGTGTAAACCAATCTAATCAAAAGATAGCTTTCTACAAAAACAAGCTGGACAAATGGGTGCATCTAAAGGAAGACATAAAAAGGCATACTCTTTATAATGTTGAAATCTACTGATTATAAAATTCCTCTTAGTATTGATAGAGCCGTCATAGAAGTTAATGGGGGTTGTAATTATACGTGTTCAATGTGTCCACAAACAAATTCAGATGGAACAACAGGAGCGCGCGGTAAAAATTGGCTAAAGAAAATGTCTTTGGCAGACTTTGAGTATGTCGTATCAGAATGCGCGCAGGCGGGTCTTAACGTTGTTAATTTAGAGGGATCGGGTGAGCCGACCTTATCAAGAGATCTGCCAAGGTATATTGAAATAGTTAGAAAGTATGGAGCGTCAGCTTTTATTTACACCAACGGATACAATTTGTCTGGTAGGTTCATGAGAGATTGTGTAGACGCTGGTTTAAGTTTAGCTAGATTTTCTATTATAGGATACGATCAACAAACTTATAAAAAATGGATGAACAGGGATGCATTTGATTTTGTAAGAAACAATGCTCTCTTAATGAACAATTACGTTACCAAAAAAGATGCTGACTGCAAAATAGCCTCTTATCATTTAATCCTAGATAATAACAACATTGAGCAAGAGATCCAATTATATAGATCCAATTTTGTTGATTATGTTGAGTCATACGCTGAGATATGGAAAATGCACAATTGGTCTGGGATATATGATGTTAATTATAAACGCCAAGGTAAAAAAAGAAGTTGTGGTAGGCCCTTTTCTCCTGATCTTACTGTTAGGGCTGGAGGTACAAACAATACTACGTTGTCCATAGCTCCCTGCTGCCAGACGTTGGGTAGAGATGACGACGCAGATCTAGGATCAATAAAAGAACAAACGTTGGAACAAGTTTGGAATGGTGAGCGTTATACCTGGCTTAGGCAAATGCATGCCGAGCGGCGATTTGAGGAGATTCCTTTTTGTAAAGATTGTGACTTTCTTTACGAGGACAACGAAGTGCTTGTTTGGAAAAACAACGACATGGTTATGTTAGATAAAATGAAAGGTACTAAGTTTTCATTGCAAGATTTTAAAGAAGTCGATCCCATTCGAATTGTAGAATAGGTTTGTGTTTGTCCGGACATTCTATTCGTTGTTGTATTAGTTCTTGATGAGACGCTGGGTTGCTACTAGACAACAGGTTATATTTGGAGCTTAATGATGCAGTACTTGGCCTTGTATGTTTTAGATTTATGTCATGCATGGTTATCTCTTTGCCTGATGTCGCTAACAGCTGCTTAAAGAATTCTCGATCGCCCCATCTTTGTCCTACAATCTCCTCATCGTAACCGCCTGCATCAAAAAAATGGCTTCTGTGAATTAAATAGTCGTTTACACTTGAATGCATGTTCTCTCCCCAGACTGGTGTGTGCACCATAAATAGATAACGTACTTTAATAATTAACTTTTTGTTTTTAATTGCACTAAAAGCGTATTCTGGTTCTTGAAAGCAGCGGTCAATATCAATCATAACAACCCAGTCATTGCTGGATTCCTTCATAATTAAGTTTCGACAACCGTGAGAATTAAAACCTATGTCTTTTTTAACTCTATACAATTTTAGCTTGTTGGATGTAGTTGGTACGTTTTGTATAGGTTGTGGGGATCCGTCATCAACTACAATAAGCTCGTCTACAAAATCAATATTGGTTTTTACAAACTTTGAGAGAAGTTCTGGGCAATTATAGTATGTTGTACCTAAGGTAATTTTTTGCATGAAATCTTTTATAGTGAAAGGAAAACTTTTAGACTCAGAAGTCAAATTGCTAGATAAGGACAAGGAATGCTACAAGCATCGGTCTGTACCAGGTGGTGTAGTAGGCTCCGGAGGTTCAGGGTACCAATCTAATATGAGAGAGTGCAGTGTATACTTTGCCAATTATAGTGAGTTTCCTTACACGTCTAACATAATGCAGTCACTATTAATAGAAAAATACCAGAATATTTATAGTAGTTTAGATTACACGTTGTTTGCAGACTTACAATATGTAAAGTATGAGAAAGGTGGTTTTTTTACTAAGCATAGTGATGTAGTAAGAAATGATAAGGGCATGGACGTTTTCAGAGCTTTGACTATGTCGGTGAACTTAACTAATGAAAATGATTATACCGGTGGTGAATTGGTCGTCTATAAAGATACAAAGCTGCCAAATGGTACTCATACTTACGAGGAGATAGATAGGTTAGATAGAGAAAAAGGTAGTTTTATAATAATACCCTCTTTCTTTGTTCACGAGGCACTAAAAGTTGAGTCTGGTTGTAGGGAGGCAGTTGTCACGTGGCTCCACACTACTTCAAGAAGTTTAGAAGCCTTTAAAAGTGCGGTTATAGATAAATAGATCAAAAAGAGGTGATCTATGGCCATCCCAACTTCCAGAGACCAACTTAAAGAACATTGCTTGCGAAGGTTAGGAAAGCCGGTCGTAGATATCAATGTGGACGATGAGCAGGTCGAAGATCGTATTGACGAAGCTCTACTGTATTATAGAGACTACCATTTCGATGGTTCAGAGCGTGTACTTCTCAAGCACCAAATTACAGCAGCGGATAAGACCAATCAGTACATTACATTAGACGACTCTTACATCGGAGTTGTCGGTGTGTTTGATATTGGTGATTCTACTCAAACTTCTAACCTTTTTAACGTACGATACCAGATTCATCTAAACGATCTATTTGATTTTTCTTCTGCTACTTACGTACCTTATGTCACTGCAATGAGACACGTTGCACAACTAGAGGAAATCTTTGTTGGCAAGCAGCCAATTAGGTTTAACCGTCACACCAATAAGCTACATATTGATATGTCTTGGAACGATGTTACTGTTGGTAACTACATTATAGTTGATAGCTATAAAGTAACTGATCCAGGTACATATGCAGATGTGTGGTCTGATAGATGGTTAATGCAATACACTACTTCACTTATTAAGAGGCAGTGGGGAGAAAACCTCAAGAAGTTTGAGGGTCTCCAAATGCCAGGTGGTCTTACGTTCAATGGCCAGAAGATTTGGGAGGAAGCAACCGAGGAGATTCGACGACTGGAAGACGAGATGATTTCAAGTTACTCCTTACCAGTTAGCGATATGACCGGTTGATATGTTAAACAAATACTTTAACAATTACACATTCGCGCGCGAACAAGATGTCGTAGAAGACCTTATACTTGAGTCTATTAAGATATATGGTCATGATGTCAAGTATCTTCCTAGATCAGCAGTCAAACAAGACAATTTATTTGGCGAAGATATTCTTTCTAAGTTCGAAGAAGCCATAGATATAGAGATGTACTTAAAGTCGATGGAAGGCTTTGAGGGTGATGGACAGTTTCTTAGTAAGTTTGGATTAGAGATACGAGATCAGATAGTACTAACTGTATCTCGAAAGAGATTCGATCAAGTGATTACGTCTCCCAAACTTATGACCGAGGTTGGTTACAATCTTGTTTTTGAAGATGGTAACAACAATGAGCCAAGTCGACAGTTTTTAACTGGAGACGCGGCAACTGAAGCATGGGTACAGGAGGGTGACGACTACTTAAACACCCTGAACCGTCCTAGAGAGGGAGATCTGATCTATTTCCCTATGATGGACAAGATATTCGAAGTAATGTATGTCGATGACCGCCCTGTACATTTTCAGCTTGGAAGAATGCAGTCCTATGATCTACGTTGTGAGCTCTATGAGTACAGCAGTGAAGAGATTAGTACTGGCGATAGCACCATTGATGCAGTAGAGGATAATTTTAGCCTTAACACTCTTATACAACAGTTTACGTTAGAAGACGGTTCTGGTATATTGAAGAGTGAGGATGGTGATAGTATCCTCCAAGAGTTTACAATACTGAATGAAGCTACTCAAGGAGCTCCTGCAATTAACAATAGTTATTTCCAATTTGAAGCAGATTCTGTGCTTGACTTTAGTGAGACTAATCCATTTAGTGAGGTTGATAGGTATTAATGTTTGGACATACTTACTATCACAGTATTATCAGAAAGTACATTATCATGTTCGGTACAATGTTCAATGATATTGATGTACAAAGATTTAATACTGCCGGCGAAAGAGTCCAGACGCTAAGGGTTCCAATTGCGTATGGACCAAAAGAAAAGTATTTGGTGAGACTTGCTCAAGATCCTAACTTTGATCGCGACGTAGCAATATCTCTGCCAAGAATGTCTTTCGAAATCACTTCGATGAACTACAATTCCACTCGCAAACTACCATCCACTGTAAAAAACGTGTACGTTTATACAGATAAAGACAAATTAAAATATCAATATACTCCTGTACCATTCGACATTAATATCGCACTATCTGTGTTTGTAAAGAACGCTGACGATGGTGTACAGATACTAGAAGGTATCCTACCCTTCTTTACTCCGGAATGGACCAATACAATTAATTTAATTCCAGAGTTAAAGTTAAAAATGGATGTGCCTGTCGTGTTTAACGACATATCGACTGAGGACACATATGAAGGAGACTTTTCGACTAGAAGAGCTCTTATTCATACTTTGAATTTTACTGTAAAAGGATATCTGTTTGGTCCAGTCAGAACTCAGGGTGTTATCAAAAGAGCTATTGCTACTACTAATATCGAGACTACAGACGGATCTTCTTCAGCTATATCATCTATCCTAACTGCTACGCCTGGTCTTACCGCCAATGGTACGCCTACCTCAGACTCAACAATTACGCTACCACCGGAACAGATAGATAGTACAGACGATTATGGATTTATCGAAGATCAACAGTTCTTCGGTGGTGGAACGGACAGTGTCTAAAACAAAACTTGAAAGCAATCTAAACGATTTGTTTGGAATGTCTGAAGATACAGTTAGTATCTCTGAAGCTAAAGGTGAGCTTGTAGCTGTAGAGCCGAGGAATGAACTAGCTAACCGGGAAGGCCGAGATTATACCGGTGACATAGATACTGATTACAGGTATGCTAGAGAGAATCTTTACGAGATTATAGAAAATGGGTCGCATGCGCTACATGAGCTTGTAGAGATTGCAAAGGCAAGTGAACACCCAAGAGCATTTGAGGTAGTTGGTTCTCTTATGAAAACCCTTACCGATGCAAACAAAGACTTACTTGAGATACAGACTAAAGTAAAAAAGCTCAAGCAAGAAGAAAACGTCCAACAAGGCCCAAACAACGTAACCAACGCCCTCTTCGTTGGGTCTACGGCCGAACTACAGAATATGTTAAAGGATACATTAGATAGTGATACTTGAAGCGGCTACACCGCTATTATCCTCTCCTTGAAAAATAAGTCAACAGCCAATGGCAATTGAAACCTACTTAGGCAACAAAAATCTCAAAAAAGTTGGTGTTCCTGTCGAGTATACTCAGGAGCAGGTGCAAGAGTATATTAAATGCTCTCGTAATCCAGCATACTTTATAAAGAACTATGTAAAGATTGTTAATGTTGACGCTGGCCTAATAGATTTCAGTTTGTGGCCTTTCCAAGAAGAGATGGTTAACAAATTTGAGGATAATCGCTTTGTTATATGCAAGCTACCTCGACAGGTTGGTAAAACCACTACTGTCGCTGCATACATTTTATGGCGAGTGCTGTTCACTGATCAATACAGCGTAGCTATTCTTGCAAATAAACTTGCTCAAGCGAGAGAAATTCTTGGACGAATTCAAACTGCATATGAATGGTTGCCTAAGTGGCTGCAGCAGGGTGTTAAAGAATGGAACAAGGGTAACATAGAATTAGAAAACGGCTCTGAGATTCTAGCTTCTGCTACCTCATCCTCAGCTATTCGAGGTACGTCTCAGAATCTAATCTATTTGGACGAATTTGCGTTTGTACCAAACAATCTACAAGAAGAATTCTTTGCTTCAGTATTCCCTACTATTTCATCTGGCACAAGCACAAAAGTCCTTATAACATCCACGCCTAACGGCATGAATATGTTTTACAAGATATGGGTGGACAGTGAAGAGGGCAACAACAGCTACGTTAGGCACGATGTACATTGGTCGGATGTTCCGGGCAGAGATGAGGCTTGGAAAAAAGAGACTATTAAGAACACCAGTGAAGAACAGTTTAGACAAGAGTTTGAGTGTGAATTTTTAGGTAGTACCGCTACACTCATTGACGGTAGAAAATTAGCTCAGATTCCGTTTAAGACTCCAATAAAGTCCAAGAATGGATTCGACACTTATGAGGAACCGGTTCGAGATCGAATGTATGTAATTACTGTCGACTCTGCAAGAGGACTTGGGCTCGATTATAGTGCACTAGTAGTATTTGATGTTACAGAACTACCTTATAAGATTGTTGGTAAGTACAGATCCAAAGAAATATCACCTATGTTCTATCCAGATGTAATTGTAAACACTGCTAGGAAGTACAACGATGCATTTGTGTTAGTCGAGCTAAATGATTTAGGAGAAACCGTAGCTAACATTATTCAGCAGGATCTTGAATATGAAAATATACTAAGTACCAGTGTAAAAGGAAGAGGCGGCCAGCAAGTAGGTGGTGGCTTCTCTCACCGAATACAGCTAGGTGTAAAAACTACTAAGACCGTAAAGAGAATAGGATGTTCTCATCTAAAGGATATTGTCGAGAGTGACAAAGTCATTATCAACGACTACGATCTACTTCAGGAACTTTCTGTTTTCATAAATAAAAGGAACAGCTACGAAGCTGAGGAAGGTCACCACGATGACCTTGTAATGTGTGCAGTATTGTTCTCGTGGTTGGTAAGACAAGAGTTCTTTATTGAGCTTACTGATAATGATGTACGCAATCGACTATATCTAGAAAATCAAAGGATGATAGAAGATGATGTGCTTCCATTTGGTATTGTTGATGATGGACACTATGCACACGAACCAGAAGAATCTGTAGGTCCACTGGGATACAAATATAGTGTTGAGGACGTTGTAGACTTCTAATTTTATAAATATACGAGAAACAAAAACCACGAGGAGACAAAGATGGCCTTCCAAATATCTCCAGGAGTCAATACCAGTGAGATCGACCTCACAGCAATTGTTCCTGCAGTACAAACGACAGCTGGCGCTTTCGCTGGTCAGTTTCGTTGGGGTCCTGTTGAACAACGAGTACTAATCAGCAATGAATCTGCGCTGGTTGCTCAGTTCCAAAAGCCCAACGCAACCCATTTTAAAGATTTTTTTACTGCTGCTAACTTTTTGGCATATGCAGACACTCTGCATGTTGTTCGAGTAAACAATACCGGCCTTGTAAACGCTAACGCTAATTCTGCAAATATTTTAGTGAAGAGCGAAGAAGATTACGATGCTAACTTTTCATCAGGTATTATTGGTGGTGGTGACGTAGTTGCTAAGTTTCCAGGAACACTTGGTAACACTTTAAAATATTCTATTTGCCCAAGTGCTGCTGCATTTGAATCAACACTTTCGGGCAACTACACCGTAGTCAACGGTAACACCGGTGTTGTATTCTCTGCAAACCAGGCTGCCGTGCTTAGTGCTGGTGATTTAATTCAACTTGGTCCAGATAAAGACATCTACGAAATTTCTGCAGTAGCTGTCGGTGGTCTCTCTGCTGCACTTACAAGTGCCTATACAGGCAACACTGTAAACAACGGAACAGCGTTGAATCGCAGGTGGCAGTACTATAATTTTGTAACTGCTGCTCCAGGTACTTCTCCATATGCAACTATTCGCGGCGGATCCAATGATCAAATGCACATCGTAGTTGTTGACGAAGATGGTGAATGGACTAATGTAAAAGGTCAAGTAATTGAAGTATTCGATGCTGTATCAAAGGCTTCCGATGCTAAAAACGAAGATGGATCAACAAATTACTACAAAGAAGTTTTGAATCGATCATCATCTTACTTGTGGTGGGCAGGTCATCCTACTGGTGTGACTAATGCCGGAAGTGTAGCAGCAAGTTCGTTTGGTGGCGGAAGCACCCCAATTACAAGATCACTTTCTAATGGTTCAGATGGTTCTACCGCAACACCTGGTGCTTATCAGCGAGGATATGACTTGTTTAAGTCTGCAGAAGAAGTTGATATTGCCTTGATTCTTGGTGGATCTTCTACTTCAGCAACAGCAATCCATGTCATTAACAATATTGCTGAGTACCGGAAAGACTGTGTAGCATGCTTCTCACCAGAGCAAGCAGATGTTGTAAACAATACATCTTACAACTCAGCTGAAATTGATGACATTATTGAGTTTAGAAACACTCTACCATCAACTTCATATGCAGTACTCGATAGCGGATACAAGTATCAGTACGACAAGTACAATGATCAGTATCGTTGGGTACCGTTAAACGGTGATACTGCTGGTACAATGGCTCGCACCGATCAGGTTCGCGATCCATGGTACTCACCAGCTGGCCTGAACCGAGGTCGAATCAAGAATAGTGTAAGTCTTGCATTCAACCCGAACAAGTCAGAGCGAGATCAACTGTATAAGAACGGTGTAAACCCAGTAACTACTTTCCCAGGCGAAGGCACAATCCTGTTTGGTGATAAGACGTTGCTTGGTTACCCAAGTGCATTTGATCGAATTAATGTACGTCGATTGTTTATTGTCCTTGAAAAGGCAATTGCAATTGCAGCTAGACAAAGCCTGTTCGAATTCAACGACGAGTTTACTAGAGCACAGTTTGTCAATTTGGTTGAGCCCTTCCTGAGAGATGTACAGGGTCGACGAGGTATCACTGATTTCCGAGTAGTTTGTGACGAAACAAACAACACTCCAGAAATTATTGATCGAAATGAGTTTGTCGGAGACATTTACGTCAAACCAGCCCGCTCGATTAACTTTATTCAGCTTAACTTTGTTGCCGTTAGAACTGGTGTCGAGTTCGAAGAAGTCGTCGGTCAGTTTGGATAATAAGGGAGAATAAAAATGGCTTTTAACGTAAACACCTTTAGGGGTGAGCTTGCACAGGGAGGGGCACGTCCCTCTCTGTTCGAGATCCAATTGTTTCAACCAGCAGGCGGTGTTCTGAATGGTGGCGATTTGATCTCTAAGTCTCCCTTTATGGTACGGGCAGGACAGATTCCACAATCAACACTTGGTACTGTAATAGTTCCTTACTTTGGTCGTCAGGTCAAACTTGCTGGTAACCGCACGTTTGATGACTGGACTGTAACAGTAATGAATGATGAGGACTTCAAGATCCGCAATGCAATGGAAAACTGGAGTCATCGGATTAACAACCACTCTGAAAATATTAATCAGTATGGTGTTAACCCATCTCAATACAAGGCTCAAGCGCAAGTCAAGCAATACAGTAAAGAAGGTGGAGTCATTCAAACTTATAAGTTTGATGGTCTGTACCCAGTTGCAGTATCACCAATTGATCTTGCTTGGGAAGCTGAAGCGATTGAGGAATTCACAATTACGTTTGCATACGACTGGTGGGAGCACCAAGAGTCAGCTGTAAACTAAAAGGAGCAGTTAGATGGCTAATCAGCTTTATACAAAAGCTAAGCAGTCTTTGCTTGGTGGTGAACTAAATCTGTCATCTAATGTAGTCACAATCGCATTGATAGACACGGACGTCTACACCTTCAGTGCATCTCATCAGTTTAGATCAAGTGTGCCTAACACTGCTGTAGTAGCTACAGCTAACCTTACAAGTAAGACAATTACTGATGGTGTGTTTGATGCTGCTGATGCTGAGTTTGCATTTGTTACTGGCGCTAACTGTGAAGCATTAATTTTGTATCACAATACTGGTGATGCGGAAAATGACGGTGCTAGACAAGCAGATTCAAATCTTGTGGCTTACATTGATACAGCTACGGGCCTTCCAATCCTTCCTAACGGTGGTAATATCACTGTCAAGTTTTCTGACGGTGCTTCTAAAATATTTGCGCTATGACGTAACCACTGTGTTTGATGAGGTCGATAAATAATATCGGCCTCCTTTTTATTTCCTGAGGATAACATAGTGCAACTTTTCGGATTTAACATAACAAGGGCAGATCAAGAAACCAAAGAAGATCTGAAAACCTTTGTCCCCCCACAGCCAGATGACGGTGCTATTGAAATAGCACCAGGTGGCTCCTATGGTACTTTTGTAGACCTAGATGGAACTGCTAAGTCAGAGGCAGAGTTAGTTTCTCGCTATCGTGAAATGTCAATGCAGCCAGAGTGTGATTCTGCTGTAGAGGACGTTGTGAACGAAGCAATTGTAATGACGGAAGAAAATCCAATTGAAATTGTATTGGATGACCTTAAGCAACCAAACTCTATTAAGAACAAGATTAGAGAAGAGTTTGAAGCTATTCTTGAAATGCTTGACTTTTCAAATAAAGGATACGATATCTTTAGACGTTGGTATGTTGATGGAAGACTATATCACCACATCATCATTAACGATAAAGATCCAAGAGACGGTATTAAAGAGCTTAGGTACATTGATCCACGTAAGATACGTAAAGTACGAGAAAAAGTAAAGTCTAAGGATCCTCGTACTGGTGCTACAATCTACAACAAAGAACAAAAAGAATATTATCTGTTTAATCCTAAAGGCATATCATCTACCTCACAGCAAGGTGTGAAGATTGCTGTAGATAGTATTAGTCACATCCACAGTGGTTTGATGGATTCAAGGAACAAAATGATCCTTGGCCATCTGCACAAAGCTGTCAAGCCTCTCAACCAACTTAGAATGCTCGAAGATGCAACTGTAATCTACAGACTTGCAAGAGCACCAGAGCGTCGAATCTTCTATATCGACGTTGGTAACCTGCCAAAGATGAAGGCAGAACAGTATCTTCGAGACATGATGGTCAAACATAAGAATAAGCTGGTGTATGACGCTGCTACAGGCGAAGTACGCGACGATCGTAAGTTTATGACAATGTTAGAGGACTTTTGGTTACCGCGTAGAGAAGGCGGTAGAGGCACTGAGATAACGACTTTACCAGGTGGACAGAACCTTGGCGAAATGGAAGATGTAGATTACTTCCGTCGAAAGTTGTACAAGTCTCTTAACGTACCAATTACTCGTATGGAAGCAGACAACCAGTTTAATCTTGGTCGAGCTTCAGAGATTACTAGAGACGAGATAAAGTTTAACAAGTTTGTACAGCGTCTTCGAAGCAGATTTACTCATCTGTTCGATGGTCTTTTGGAAATTCAACTTGTATTGAAAGGTGTACTTTCCCGAGCTGATTGGGAAGAAATGCGTAACACCATTCACTACGACTTCAAAGAGGACAATTATTTTTCTGAGTTAAAAGAAACTGAGATTATGACAGAGCGTCTCCGCCTTGCAGGTGAGATTGATCCCTTGGTAGGCAAATATTATTCTATGAAGTGGGTACGTGAAAACATTCTTCGTATGACCGAAGAGGATATTAAGAATGTAGATAAAGAGATTGATGCTGAACGCCAGGAAATGGATGACGAAGGTGCACTAGGTGGAGTAGTAGATTACAAAGCCGGACAACAAGATCAACCCAAACAGCAAGATCAACAAGATCAGCAGGAACAATTTGTACCACAACCTACTATCAGCGAAGAAGAAAAAAGACTAGTTGAAAGTATGACTCGATTCATGGATTCGATGGCTTCTGAGAACATCGAGGACGATGATGAATGAAGTCGAACGCGCTAAACTTCTAGCTTTACTCCTTAAATATACTAAGACCGAGATCGACGGTCTTAGGAAGGAGCTTAAAGAGCTAGCAAGACTCCCATTACTTGTAGAAGGACCGCCCGGTGAGCAAGGTACCGAGGGCCCCGTTGGTCCCGAAGGACCCGTAGGACCCAAAGGCGAAGACGGAAAAGATGGAATATCTATTTCCGGTGTACTCATTGAAAACAACGACCTTATCGTTGCTTTTTCCAACAAACAACAGATTAATCTAGGCAGCGTAATCGGACCAGAAGGACCTGAAGGTCCTCAAGGTGAGCAAGGCGCACCTGGTCTTATTGGTGAAGAAGGACCTCAAGGTCCACAGGGTATACAAGGTGAAATTGGACCTCAAGGTGAAGCAGGTCCAAAAGGTGAGAAAGGCGAAAAAGGGGCTAAGGGTGAGATAGGACCTATTGGTCCCAGAGGCCTTAAAGGTACTAAAGGAGACAAAGGAGACACCGGCGAACGCGGTGAAAGGGGTGAGAAGGGAGAAAAAGGCGATCCAGGTTTAGATGGCCAACAAGGAGAGCGCGGAGAACAAGGTCCTCAAGGTCTAAAGGGTGATCAAGGTGAGCGCGGTGAGCAAGGCCCTCAAGGTGAGCCTGGTAAGGACGGTGAATCACCCGACGTAGGTCCTATTGAAAGCAAACTGCTTAGGCAGTTTGAAGATTTTAGAGCTGCGATTTCAGCACAAGTTTCTAGATTAAACCTTGCTGGTGGCGGTTCGGCCGGTTCAGGTGAAGTAAGATTAGAGTTCTTAGACGATGTAGATCGAGATAGCGCTAAGCAAGATGGATATTTTCTAAAATACGATGCTGCGTCTGGTAAGTGGGTGGGGTCTGCTGGGTCAGGTGGTGGTGGAGGAATCACCCAAAGTGAACTGGACAGATATCTTCAAGTTGCTAATACTACATCTTTTGCAAATACAAGTCAATTAGATCAATACTTGCAGGTTGCTAATTTAACCAATCTGTCATCCGATTTAATTCCAAGTGCAAACGTCACCTACGATTTAGGATCACCTCAAAGGTCATGGCGTGATTTATACCTAAGTGGTAACACAATCTATGTTGGGGGCGTAAAGTTATCTGTAACAAATGCAGGTGATTTATTTGTCACCAATGCAAATAACGAGCCTGTAAAACTTATAGCTAAAGAGATAGAAATAGGTTCAACTGGCAACACGACTACTATAAGTTCAACTACTAGTGGTGGCGATACAACTGTAGTTACAAGAAACGAGCTCGACAAATATCTTTTAGTAGCTAACAATAAAACCATTAGAGCTGGTAGCGGAGTAACGGTTTCTCAAAACTCCAGCACTATTACTATCTCGTCATCTGGAGTTGGCGGTCAAAGCCAGGTCGGCCAGAGCGGTAACACTTCTGTAGCCAATACTATAACTGTTGGCAGTCCATCTGACGGATCTTGGACTACACACGGTGCTTATCAGGGGTTCTCTAACACACAAACTGTTACAGATGTCATCGATGATCTGAATGAAGTTATTGAAAATGTTAGAAACGACACGTTTGTAAAAAATGTCTCTTTTACTGGTACTCCGCTGGCAGGAGGTGCAGGGTTTACAGTTACTCTCACCTTGACTACACAAGGTAATCCAAACAAATACGATATTTACTGGGGCGATGGTACGTCTACTATAGCGACCACTGATACAACTCCATCACACACTTACAGCACTAACGTAGGCAGTCCGTTTACTGTAACAGTAAGAGCATATAACGATGGTGGTGGAGGTTCTGGTAGTGAAGCGAGCTCTACTATAGCAAACTACGTAGTTGTCTATACTGCTGATCCAACTGCTTCGTTTCAAATCTATGGTGCTAGTACAGGTGGATCACCCATAACCTTTGTTGATGATGGTTCACCCGTATATCTCGAGAACAACTCTACAGAAATAGGTGCTGCTACCATACAATATAGGATTACGTGGGGTGATAGTAGTAGTGATGTTATAATAACAAATGATTCTGCATCTGGGGGCTCAGCTGGTAGTAGGTTGCAGCATACTTTTGACACGGCTACTGAGACAGAGCAAACTTTTACAGTAAGCATGAATCTGGATTCTCACTCTACTGCTAATCCATCTGTGATTCCAGTTTCAGCTAGTCCTGTTACAATAAAGGTGTACGACACCCATACACCAGAAACATCACTTAGTACTACAAGCGGAATAAACGAAGAAGCTAGCAGTGGGTTGGTTGTAACTGCAACTAACAATACGGAAAACACTATAGGTAGCTATTCAGCATATGGAATCCAGTATTTGTGGACATGGGGTGACGGTCAAACAACAACAGTAAACGCAGGGTCTGGTGCTAGTGGTGATACTGGTAGAACAATTAATCACACGTACACATTAAGTGCATCTGATCAAGCAAATGGTAATTCAGCTGACTATACAGGTAACCTAAGAGTAATTAGTAACCATACTCAGAGCCCGTTTATCAGCTCAAATTTTACAGTGCATGTAGAGCCAGATGTAAGAGCGTCAATTAACGGCACATCAACAACGTCTAGTCAAAAGGCCTCAAATGATTCCACTCTTACATTGTATAAGCAAGCTGACTTGTCTGGTGCAAATAGAGCAATAGTTACTGTAACTAACACAACTCAAAATGCAGACAGTTACTCATACGTTTGGGGTGATGGTAATGATGATTCTGTTGTTGAAAATGGTAGTGCTGCAGGAAGTATTGGAGCTGCAATTACACACGATTATCAATCAGCGTCAGTAGGTAATTATACTCTAACGATGACTGCAAACGGTACTCCTGATATTACAGCCCAACAAGATACTGATACAATTACGTTTACCCTAAAAAACATTCCAGCCGCTCCAGCCGGACTCAGTAGCAAATCTCTTACTCTATCGACTTCAGCACAAGACACAAGTAAACTTGCTTATGGATTTACAGATTACACTAGTGGTGCAGTAAGCGCAGGTGATAGTTTAAATACATCTACTGCTAGGAGATATGATACTACTACTAGCATCTCAACAGATGTTGTTAGTGACGTTTATGATGCAACTACTGGCGCGCTTACAGCATTGTGGGATAATAGCGAAGATGGCTCTAAATCGTTTTCACTTTCCACAGGTGAAACTGGTACGTTTACTAGTCTTGTGGTTACAAGCGAGGGCGATGCTTACAGTGAGCTGTCAACAACATACCCACAGAACTATTATCAAGTATTCACTGCTCGTATTACCAAAGATATCTCTAGTCAGCAAACTGGAGCACATCGAGCCAAACTATCACATTCAACTACTGGTGATACTAACGAGGTTTATATAATAAAAGACAATCTGTCGTCAGTTCCTACATTAGATATCAGTAGCGCTACATTAGAAGAGGATACTGCAGGATCTTATCGATATGTTTCCGGGATCCCATATTATAACAGCGGATCTCCAAAAGTAAGATTAGTAGGCTCAACAGTATCAAATTTGATAGGTCAAGCATACCTTGACAGCAGTTCAATTGCGAGTATTACAAGCGGCACTAACGATGAAGGCACTTCAAGTTCAGCTGTTGTGTCAAACAGTAGGAGCTACAGTAACATAGATGGTTCAACTACAATGTTGTCTAGCGGAATTCCAATTGCAGGAACAGGTGTATCAAGTAATTATGCACTTGGCAGTATAGTAGCTGACATAACTTCATCTTCTATAAATACAGTAGAAACAATTGGTTTTAATATCCGTAATGTAAACGGAACAAGCTCAACAGTTAGCCCCACTACAAAAGTTCAAGTACACAAGGCAGCACCTACATTTAATGAAGGTGACATAAGTGTATCAAATAGCCTTGGTTCAACGTATAGTACTAACGCTACTAGAGTGTCGGGTCTTTCTGGGCTTATCTCGTTTAGTGGATCAACCGATTTCTATGTAAATAACGCATGGTCAGGAGCTGTAACGGTAGCTGGTACGAGTGAAGCTATAGTAAGGTTTAACACTCTTAAACATTTTACTACTGATCTTTCTACTGGTTATCTTCCTGTAGGTCCAGATTTAAATACCGGTAGATCTGGTGCTCAATACTTTACGTTTGCTCTCAAAAGAACACTAGTCGCAAACTTCAAAGTAAGGCTAACTGGAACTATATCCGGATTGTTTATCGCAGCTCCAGGTACAGCTATTGACACTGCATCTGGTATCAATGGTTGGTTAGATGCATCCGTACAGTACGCTGGTGCTGGTGTACCGGGTTCGGATACTGCTAATGGTGGTAATGGATCTGATGGTTGTGCTAGTACTGCAGCCGATAGAATAATAGACGGTACCACCTACAATAATCAGGCATTTACTTTGACATTGGGTTCTGAAAACTTGTCAAACGCATTTAACAATCAGTTGTTAGTTTCAGTCAAATTAGAAAGCGGTGATTCGCTTACTGCTATTTCTATTGAGGCTCCATAATGGCCATTTCTGATACTCAAAAATTAGACTTTTTGTGGAAAAAGCTAGGTTATGGTGTATCAAAAACAGATACTAATGCTAATAAGCAGGCTACTAACGAAAGTATAGCTAGTCCTCTTTTAAACAGAGGAGATACTATATGGGCTGAAGCTAATACTATTCCAGCTGTACAGCCAACTAGTAATACATCGACTGTAACTGTATACACAGGTGCAGGAACTACAGCAGATATTACTGCTACTGCAGACAGGACTTGGAAAACCAACTTAACAGATTGGATTCCACCTGAATTTGGATCAACATATCAATTAAAGGTATACATTGATAGTACCAATTCAGGTAACCCAACATCTAACGGTACTCAAATATTTGCAGCAGGTAGTGGCAACGAAGATCAGTGGTTTTTTGATTATCAAAGCGGCGTTCTACACTTCATAGGTACTAACCTACCTTCAGATATATCAGGTAAAACAATTTACGTATCGGGAGCTAGGTATACCGGTACACGAGGAATGACTGTAAGTTCTGGTGGTGTAGCAAGTGCAAATAACTTAGGTACCGGAGCTAACGTATTTTCAAGTACAATAAATAGTACATTACAGTTTAGAAGTTTAACTAGCGGTACTGGAATTAGTCTAACTACAGATAGCAACTCTATTCAAATTTCATCTACAGTAAATCCTGGTGCAGCTGGTGAATTTGATTATGGATTTATTACTTCTACTGTAGGTGTTCAACACGATTACGGATCTTTAACTTAATGTCGATCGAAGTAAAATTTCGTAGAGGTACATCCGCCGAGCACGGTAGCTTTACTGGTGCTAATGGTGAGATTACCATCGACACTACACTTAAAACTGTTCGGGTACACGATGGTGTAACAACAGGTGGTACACGAATTGCTAAGTATAGCGAAGTATTAAGCTCTACAAACTTAGAATTTGTTACTACCAATATAGTTCCTTCATCTAACGTTGCATTAGACTTGGGTACTGCTGATAGAGCTTGGAGGGACCTCTATCTAAGTGGTAATACTATTACTCTAGGTGATAGTACCATATCAACAGATGCAGGTGCAATCGACTTCCAGGATACTTCTGGACAACAAGTTCAGATATCAGCAGCAACTGTAAAATTAGGTAGCGGCAACACTGCAATTATTTTAGGTTCGTCTTCTGGATCGCTTTCAATTAATGGCGGAGACGTCACCCTTGCTAACGTAAGTATTACAAACTTAGTGTTAACCAATGTTTTAGGAACGCAATATGGTGGTACTGGTCTTTCTTCATTTACACAAAATGGGGTTTTATTTGCTTCAAATAGCAGCGTTCTAGGATTTGTAACTGGAACGGCTGGCAAGGTGATGCAAGTTGGTTCTAATGGTACGCCCGAGTTTAATGATTTGGATGGTGGTAACTTTACATGAATGAAAATGAACAGGTGTTAGAGACGTTCATTAAACAACAACAAGAAATGATAAACGAAATGTCTCAAACTAATATCATGCTTAACACAAAAGTCAAATATTTAGAAGAAAAACTTAAAGATTTTGACAAATATGATGCAATAATTAACGATCTTAAAAGAGAAAAAATTCGCCTAGAGCGAAAAGTGGAATCTCTTACTAACAACAATAAGGCGTTAGGTGATCGAATTCGTAATGGAAGAGAGGAGATAAAAGAGCTGGTGAAAGTTTTAGAAACAAAAAAACTTATAAATAAAACTAGCATTTCAGGTTTTTCCCACTCCGGTAAAATCAAACGTAACTAAGGTATTCAATCATGGCTTCAACAATTAAGCTGAAAAGAAGTACTACCCCGGGTGCGGTTCCAAGCTCTCTTGCAGCTGGTGAATTGGCGATCAACATCCCGGATAAGAAACTCTTTTCTTCAGACGGTTCTTCAGTATTTAACGTATCTGGTGATCTTTACAACCTATCCTCGTCATCTTTTGCACAAGGCTCCGATGCTGGTGCTACTCTTACCTTAACGGTAGATAACGAAAATTTATCTAACGATGCTATCCATCTTATTGGTGGCACAGGTACTAGTATTACCCGTAATGCTAACGGTTCTATTACGTTTGCTTCTACTGGTTCACCATCGGCCGATGCTCTGTCTTCAGCTGTAACCGTACAGTTGACTGGTGACGTTACTGGTTCTGCTACATTCCAGAACGCAGGTGATACTGCTACTATTTCAACTACAATTCAACCTAATAGTGTCGCTCTTGGAACAGACACTACTGGTAACTATGCTGCCAGTGTTGCGAACACTGACAACAACATTGCAATTACAGGTTCAGCTGGTGAAGGTACTGCGTTCAGCATTGGACTGGCAGGCACCATTAGCTCAGACACCACAGGTAATGCTGCAACAGCTACACAACTAGCTACTGCACGCACTATTCAAATTAGTGGTGACCAAGCAGGTTCTGCATCATTTGACGGTTCCGGTAATATTAATATTGCTGTAACTACTCAAGCAGATTCAGTCGATCTTGGTACTCATACCACTGGTAACTACGCTGCAGCGGTTACAGGTACCACTAACGAGATTGAAGTTACTGGTTCTGCTGGTGAGGGAACAACTTTCCAAATTGGTTTGCCAAGTGATGTAACCATTGGAAACGATCTTACTGTTACTGGCGCTGCTACAGTTGGTGGTGATTTAACGGTTGATGGAAATTTAGAGGTCAACGGTACACTTACCTACATTGACTCTACCACTGTAACAATTGGCGACAATCTGTTAAAGTTAGCGAATACTAACTCTGCCGACACCGTGGACTTAGGTTTCTATTCGTTGTATAATGACGGTGCTAATAAGTACACTGGTTTGGTACGAGACGCATCTGATAGTTCCTACTATTTGTTTGAGGGTCTTTCAACTGAACCAGGTCAGACAATTAACTTTGGAAGTGTCACTCTCGCTGAACTAAATGCAGTAATCGACGGCGGCACATTCTAACAAACAATGACGACGCCCCTGTACATACAGGGGCATACTCTACATAGAGGTTATCATGGCGTCTACGATACGTGTAAAACGTAGTTCGGTTGCCGGCAAAAGTCCGAACACGTCTAATCTTTCTACGGGCGAACTAGCTCTTAATCTTGCCGATAAAAAAATATTCTCATCCAACGGTACTTCAGTATTTGAGATTGGATCAGATTCTTTTTCTAACAAAAAAATCTTCACGGTAACTAATAGTGGATCCAGTGCATATAACTTCACTGGAGTAGGTACTGGCGAAAGTTCTGCAAACAGTAATCCAACTCTTTATCTAACTAGAGGCGAAACTTATACTTTCAGTATAAACGCTTCTGGTCATCCTTTTTATATAAACACAGTAAACGGTACCGGTACAGGCAATCAGTTCGCCAATGGTGTTAGTGGTCAGGGTACTCAAGTCGGTGACTTAGTGTTTACTGTTCCTATGAACGCTCCCGACAAACTGTATTATAATTGTAGCGTCCATTCTTCAATGAATGGAACTATCCATATTCCATCGGTTACTTCTAGTGTAGGTGGTTCATCTGCTAACACCTTCAGTACCATAAATATTGCAGGTCAAGATAGCATCTTTGCAGAAGCTGCAGGTGACACACTTACCTTTGTGGCTGGCGCAGGAGTAACATTAACATCTAATTCAGCAGCTGATAGCGTGACCATTGCTACTACGGTACAAGACGATACAGTCGCAATGGCAATTGCATTAGGATAATTAAACATGGCTAATACATTTAAAAACTATTTTGCTGCTAATGTAGGCACCACGGCCAATACAGTCCTTACAGCTACTACTGCAACTACTGTAATTGGATGTTCTATTGCAAACAAAACTTCTGCTGCTATTACTGCTTCTGTGCAAGTTAATTCATCATCTGTAGATTATTATTTAATTAAAGATGCGCCTATACTTTCTGGTGGATCTCTGATTCCTGTAGGAGGAGAACAAAAACTAGTTCTAGAAAACGGAGATTCATTTAAGGTAACATCTAACACAGCTTCGTCCGTTGATGTTATTGTGAGTGTGTTGGAGATCTCGTAATGGCTTATTTGGGTAACCAGCCAAAGGATCCCATATCTGTATCCACTAATGCACCATCCAATCCAAAGAATGGTGCTGTGTGGTTTAACAGCGCTTTAGGTGAAACTTTTGTTTATTACGATGATGGTGACACCGCTCAATGGGTTCAGACAAACCCATCAGGTCAACAGGGTCCTATTGGCCCTACTGGTCCTGCCGGTGCTAACGGCGAAGTACTTAGAACAGAGCTCGATGCCTATCTTCAAGTAGCCAATAGCACTAGCTTTGCTACTACAAGCCAACTAGACAATTATTTGCAAGTAGCTAATGCAAGCTCAGTTACACCTGATCAGCTTTCTCAATATCTACAAGTAGCAAATCTTTCAAACCTATCAACTAGTCTAATACCAAGCGCCAATGTCACTTACGACCTAGGATCTACAACCAAATATTGGAAAGATTTGTATCTAAGTGGTAACACCATATTTCTTGGCTCTGCTCAAATTACTCTGAATGCTAATGGTGGTATCGATCTACCAGCTGGTTCTAGAACGGGTGGAACAGCTATTGGCACTGGCAGTGGCGGTGGAGCTTCCGTAACCATATCAGACACTGCTCCTGGTAGTCCCAGTGCCGGCGATCTTTGGTGGAGTGCCAATACTAGTGAACTGTTTATCTACTATAACGATATTGATTCTAATCAATGGGTACAAGCTACTACGCCTGGCGCTACCGGTGCAACCGGAGCTAACGGAGTGTCGCCATCTACAGATAGCTACTTACAAGTAGCCAACCTTCAACCACAATTGGACAAGTACTTACAAGTAGCCAATAGTACTGGCTTTGCTACTACTGGTTCATTGGATGGCTACTTACAAGTAGCAAATAGTACTAGCTTTGCTACTACTGCCGATATAGATTTTGTTAAAGCCTATAGATACGATGACACCCTTGCAATAAATACTGGGACAAAAAGGCTTTATATACAAGACAGTTATACATTAAAAAGTATTCATGCGTTTGTTGATACGGCGCCTACTGGCTCTAGTGTCATTACCAACATTAAGAAAAATGGTAGTTCGTTACAAAACATTACTATCGCAGCTGGCGCTACTACAGCGTCAAATACAAGTTTAAGTTATTCGTTTGTAAGTGGTGATTATATTACAGTTGATATAACGCAAGTTGGCTCATCGACCGCCGGCGTAAATTTGTACATAGTTTTTACATTTAATTGAGGAGATAACATATGTACGCTCATTTGTACTTTCCCGGCAATACTTCAACGGGAGCACAAATTCGAGATATTACAAGGTTGATTACTAGCTGTACGTCTAGTACCGCAAGCCTAAGTGGTCTTGAATTTATTGATACCAATACTTCCACCGTTACCGGCGGTAATAGTGGGTGGAGTCTACACTCAAGCTCCACTCTACCATCATCAGGTACTACTGTTGGTACATCTACAGACTCTCATTTCATCCTACAAGGCACGTGTGTAACTAGTTCAAAAACTAAGTACGCTGGTCTCTATTGCAACGGTGATTGGAACAACTCATCTGTAGTAACCGGCGACGACTTTGCATTTGGTCTTTGCTCAGTGCTTGATCCAGGCACTGGTACAGAAATGTTTGGAAATGGTTATACTTCTACGAATTCCGCTATTGGCGATGTCCATGGAATTTGTGGAAACAGCGAACACTCAGATCTAGGTATTCATATTTTCGCTGATGCTAGACGTATTTTAATACACGGCAAAGATGGTAACAACCACACTGTGTTCATGGTGAACGCAGAGTTTACTGAAACCGCAACTACAACAGCAGAAACTTTAGTACCTGTTGCTCAACTATTCTGTTGTGATCAAAATCGTAATCACAATGGATATTTAAGCACATTGTATAGGGGTAACGGTATATGGCAAACCTCAACTACTTCTTATCCTTTTATCCAATTTTCTGAGTCAAATTTTTCTTACAATCCTACTTGGTATGGTAAGATTCGTTGTACTGGCTGGAATTCTAGCAACGTAAATGATTGGCTTAGAGGCGGAGGCGGAGAAGCGCACAGACAATCAGGAAGACTTGACGATGGAACTCAATACGGAAGTACTACTGATGAGTCTACCATCGGCAAAGGGCAAGGTTATTATCACGCGTGGGGGCCCTACTCAGGCGTAGGCTCTGCTACTTGTTGGAGTCCATGGGTTTTCGATGACGGCTTTGACGATTCAAATGCCATAGATTATCTTTGGGGTAGAACTACATCGGTAGGATATGATTCTTCCGGGAATCCGGGACTCGCTCTTCATAAATTTATATGGTGTAATGATAATAATTTGAATCACGATGTGTATGATTTTTCAACTTTAGGAAATTTTTGGAGAGTAGCAGCAGGTCTTGGAGCAAACGGAGATACAGTCACGATTGGAAGTGATGTTTACGTATATTTAAATACTCACGACGGTACTACTGTTCGACCATTAAATGCGTTATTAATTAAGAGAACCTAATAGTGGCGGCATTGCAAATAGAAGTATCAGGTGTTGCTCAGAATGTAGCAAGATTAATTAGTGTGGATAGTCCTACTACTGCACCCACTACCTTATCCTCTAATACCAATTTTATATCTAATATAACTAATCTTGTAACGGTAGATAACCCTATTTCTTCTCCAACATCCGTTTTATTAAATGGAAATAAATTTTTTGAAAACAATATTACAAATTTAATAATTATAGAGGGGCTTGGTACAAGTGCATCAGTCGGCGGTGGATCTTCCGAACCCGTCTCTAAAGAAAGTTGGGAGTAATTATGGAAGTTGTAAAATATTACACAAATAACAATGGTGAAATTACTCATGCAGTGGTTTCTTATACAGCAACAGTAGGAGAAGCTACAGGAACTGCTTCTGATCTTTTTGAACTTAAAGCGCCTTTAGAGGAATACAGTGAAGAGACTATATTAAAATCAATTGCGATTAGGTCTGCTCAAATTTCAAATCTTACAAGCTCTGCAAAAAGACACGCAGCTGTATCATCTCATACGGAAACAGAAGTATAACTAGTGGCTATTAACTTTCCAGCAAACCCATCTAACGGCGACACACACGCCGGATTCACATACAGCTCGTCTGTAGGTGCGTGGAAAGCTACGGCTGGTGTATCTACTACATTGAGCAACACTGCGCCAACTAGTCCTAGTAATGGTGATCTGTGGTGGAATACTAATACCAGCAAGCTATACATCTCTTACGATGATGGAAGTTCTACTCAGTGGGTACAGGCAGCAGTTCCTGGAGCTACGGGAGCCGCTGGTGCGGCTGGCAGCTCAGTTACTTCATATGCTAACTCGTCCATATTCCCATCATCAGGTAATTCAGTTGGTGACTTTGCATTTGCTACAAATACTAAAGCAGTTTATATTTGGGACGGCAGTGAGTGGGATAGAGTACATACTGATACAAATATTGCTCCTGTGTTTACTACAACACCAAATTCAACTTACAGTTTAGCAACAGACGGTTCGAGTACAACTATCACAACAGTAGCAACAGATGCAGACACAATAGAATGGAGTTATTCAACGTCACCAACAAATCAATCTCAAGCTACAATTGTAAATAATAATGATGGTACTTTTACTTTAACTCCGAGCACTAATACTGCAGATCAAGGATCTTTTACATTATCGATAATAGCATCGGATGGATTACTTACTACTACAGTAACAACTATTGTTAAATTAGAATTTTTTATAGCTACAGGCGGCAGTATTTCAACATATACTTCTGGGTCAACTAATTATAAAGTTCATACCTTTTTAAGTAGTAATACATTTAATGTTACTCTTATTTCTGGTACTAAAAATATAGATTATCTTGTAGTTGGTGGCGGTGGTTCAGGAGGTGGAAGACATGGCGGAGGCGGCGGCGCCGGCGGAGTTAGAACTGGAACGGTAACATTAAATTCTACTGGAACGAATACGATAACAATTGGTGCCGGCGGTGCTGGTGGTACACAAGTTCAAAATAACGGTGCTGATAGTTCAGCATTGGGAATTACATCTAATGGCGGCGGTTATGGAGGTATGTATCCTAGTGTAGGTGGTGGAGCAAATGGCGGATCTGGAGGTGGAGCTGGTTCAACTACTGGAACACAAAGTGGAGGAACAGGCACAGTTGGTCAAGGAAATGATGGTGGCGATTCTGTATATACAGACGGCGGAGTAGCTGATGGTAGATATACAGGAGGTGGTGGCGGAGCTGGTACTGCAGGTCAAATAGGTAATAATGCTAGCGGCGGTAGTGGAGATGGTGGTAATGGTATAACATCAGATATTGATGGGACAAGTTATTATTATGGTGCTGGTGGTGGCGGTGGATGGTGGTCTTCTAATGATCAAACAAGAACAGCCGGCGATGGCGGTTTAGGTGGCGGCGGTGGTGGCGGTTGGTCTGTTAATGGTGCTGCCAATCCTAATTCTACTACACAAGTCGGAGATGGCGGAACGGGAGGAAGAAATGTAGGAGGTTCTCCACCGCATACGACTGTTGCTGCAGCATCTGGTGGTCATGGAGGAACAAATACAGGATCAGGCGGAGGAGGTAATGGACAAGCAAACTATTCTTCTTGGCCAACGGAAGTCGGCGGAAATGGCGGTTCAGGCATTGTAATTTTAAGATACGAGGTTCTATAATGGCTCATTACGCAAAAGTATTAAATGGCATAGTACAAAAAGTTATTGTAGCAGAACCAGAATTTTTTGAAACTTTTGTAGATGATTCTCCTGGTAAATGGATACAAACATCGTATAATACTAGCGGCGGTATACACTATGATCCTGAAACTAGAATTGCTAGTGAAGATCAAAGTAAAGCACTTCGTAAAAATTATGCTGGTGTTGGATTTATCTATGATAAAACACTTGACGCTTTTTATGAACCTCAACCCTATCCTAGTTGGTCATTAAATACAGAAACATGTTTTTGGGAACCACCTGTACCTCGTCCAGATGACGGAGATGCATGGGATGAAGAAAATCAAACATGGATAACATATACTAATGGCTAACGACGGAACAATAACTTTGTAAGGTAACCAATGGCAATCAACTTTCCATCAAATCCATCTAACGGCGACACACACGCCGGGTTTACCTACAACTCTACAGTAGGCGCTTGGGAATCGACAGCCTCCAATCCAGTAACACAGGCTACGTTGGATGGGTACTTACAGGTTGCAAACAGTTCGTCTGGTACAACCGTATACTCGGCTATAAGCGATCTCCCATTGTCTGGAAATGAGTCTGGTGCTCAGGCTTATGTTAGCGGTACTAATAGATTGTATCTTTGGACTGGCACTGGCTGGTACAACATTGCATTAATCAATACCCAACCTAGTTTAAGTGGTGCCAGTGCAAGTTATACTTTAAACACTGATGGTTCTAACACAGTCGTTACTTTAGCATCTACTGATCCAGAAGGGTTGCCAATTAGCTTTACAGTTTCACATAGTGGCCTTGGTGTAGGTGCAAACGCCATTGCCACCGTAACGCAATCCAATAACATATTCACTTTTACACCTACTACTAACACTAGTTTAGCTGGTACATTTTCTAGTACCTTTACGGCTAGTGATGGAGTTAACTTGGCAGTAGCCAATAGCTCGTTTACATTATCATTTGTGGTACCTTTAGTTAGCAACAGTAATTATACTCACGCATTATTCACTCCACAAGTTTCAACTGACAGTTTGGATAACCAAACAATATTAGACTCTAGTTCTTCTAATCGGACAATTACGAATTCAGGTAGTGTAGTTCAATACGGTTACAGCCCGTTCCGTGCAGGTGGGTATTCACTTTATTTTGATGGTACGGGGGATTACATTTATCCTCCTTCCAGTAGCACTTTAGCGGTGGGTACTGGAAGTTTTACTTTAGAATTTTGGATGTATGCGACAGCTATTTCCAATGCACAAAATATCTTTGATACGAGAAATACAGGAGGTTTTACAGTAAACCTATCCAGTAGTAAATTAGGTTTTTATGACGAGAACGGTGCTTCTTACGTTTTTCAAACATCAGTTTTAAACAATAACCAATGGTATCACGTAGCTATAGTTAGAAATGGAAGCTCGGCAACTCTTTACATAGACGGCACGAGTGTAGCTACAGCGACTGACAATGCTAATTATACCAATACGGTTGCTACCATTGGAGCTAGATACTCGCGAGATCAACAATATTTTACAGGTTACCTAGCAGACGTAAGATTAGTTAAAGGTGGCGCAGTTTACACGTCTGCCTTTACACCCCCAACAGAACGCTTAACATCAATTATAAACACCAGTATACTTACCGGTCATCTACCTTACATAGCAGACGGTTCAACTAACAGCCACGCCATCACTATAAACGGTAATGTTAGAACAGAAGCATGGACACCCTTTGATAAACTTCCCTACAGTGCTTCCGTTAATGGTGGATCTTTATATCTAAATGGTAGTAATTACGTACAATCACCGGCCTTTGGTGATAATAGTACAACGTGGACAGTCGAATGCTGGATTAGACCAATTCAATACTATAGCGGCTCCGGACACTTTGACAGAGTATGGTCGTCTGGAACATCGCTAGGAGACTCAATTCTTATTAATTTAAATCAGACTACTGGTGCTCCTACTTTAAGAGTTAATGACTCTGTTACAATCACATCGTCCTCGGGAATACAATTAAATGCTTGGTACCACGTAGCTTTAGTTTGTAACGGTAGTAGCACTACAATGTATTTAAACGGTACATCTGTGGGATCAGTAGCCTCAGCTTATACCTTTAGTTCTAGAATATTTAGAGTTGGTACTCTAGATGGTACACAGGGATACTTCAAAGGTCATGTAGGGGATATGCGTGTAGTTTTAGGATCGGCTGTATATACAACTAGCTTTACGCCGCCAACTGCACCATTAACAGCAATTACTAACACGTCTTTGCTTTTAAATGGCACTAACGCTGGTGTGTTTGATAAGAGTTCAGTTGTTGGAACTCATGACATCTATGCTGGTATCGAATCATCAACAACCCAAACTAAATTTAATAGCACCTCTATTCGATTTGATGGTTCAGGATACATCAGAATGCATTTTGGATTAAATGTGCGTAGAATATATACAGCAGACTTTACATTAGAAGCGTGGGTTTATAGAGACGTTCAAAATGCCGCACACATGATCTTTGCTTCTGGTGCAAATCCAGGGACTAATATCCCAGGTTTTAATTTTCTTATCGACTCTGATAACGAATTAAAATTTATAAACAACAGTATTACAACAAGTAGCAGCGGATTAAATTTTCCAGCTAGTACGTGGAAACACGTTGCGGTAGCTAGAGATTATGATCAAGTAAGAATGTTTGTAGATGGCACTTTAGTTGCTACATATGTATCAAACTGGTCAATGACTGACGGAACTATGAGAATTGGCACGCAATCATCATCATCTTTTAAATTCAGCGGATACATGGATGATATTAGAATAACCTATGGACTTGCGCGATACACCGCAAACTTCACACCACCTACTGCGGCATTGGACGGTTAAATAGAACATGGCACGAATTAATTTTCCAAGTAACCCTTCCAATGGTCAGACACTAACTGTTACCATTGGCAGCGCTAATACTATCTACACGTATAATAGTACGTATAGCGTGTGGAGGTCACTTGGCACAGCTTCTAATATAGTATCTGGCGGCGGTGGTGCTTCTGTAACTACTTCTAATACTGCTCCATCTAGTCCAAGTGCGGGTGACCTTTGGTGGAACTCAATGGACGGCAACATGTACGTCTATTACAACGATGGTGATTCCAATCAATGGGTGCAGTCCAATCCAGCTCAGCCAGGTCCAGCCGGGCCCGCAGGTTCCGGTTCAGGTGGAACATCAGTAACCGTATACTCTAGTAACTCAGCATTTCCAACTACTGGTAACACCAGAGGAGATTTTGCATTTGCCAATAACACAAGCACACTGTACTTGTGGGATGGTTCAGAATGGGATAGAATAGCAGCTGGTGTAGACGAAAGTCCAGTAGTTATTACAGAACCACCTTCATCCGTTACCTTGGATGGAAACGGTAGTAACAGCACTGTTACAATGCTTGCTACGGACCCTGAAGGATTTGATATAACATACGGTATCGCATATAAAAATGCCGGCAGTAACTTACCCTCACAACTACTTCAAGCTCCAGTAATTAATCAAAGCAATGGACAATATACGTTTATACCATCTAGCAATACAGATCATGCTGGAGGATTTAGAGCTAGACTTAGTGCTTCAGATGGCGCTCGTATTACTACTAGGTTAGTAGATTTTACTTTAGCCTTCGCGTTACCTGTTACATATTTGGTAGTAGGTGGCGGTGGTAGTGGTGGTAGTGGTGTATCTGGCGGTGGTGGTGGTGCCGGTGGTTTACTATATGGATCCACCTCTTTAGCTTCCAACTATACTATTCAAATCAAAGTTGGCGCTGGAGGAGCATCGACTCCAACATCTGGAGACAATGCTGGCAACAATGGAGCTAACTCCTCTATCATTGATGCGAGCTACGCAGCTGGTACCATACTTGCATTAGGCGGTGGTGGCGGTGGCGGTGGCGGCGCCAACAATCCTGGCCGTGATGGTGGTTCAGGTGGTGGTGGTACTGGATATGATAACACCGGTGCAGTCAATGGCGTTGGGGGCGCTAACACGACTTGGGAAGCAGTGCGATATCCTGGACCGTCTCAAGGTAATGAAGGTGGTACAGGATCGTATAACGGAAGTGGCTGGGGCGGCGGTGGTGGCGGCGCCGGTGAAGATGGTTGGTCTTATAACACCTCAACGGTGAGTGAAGGAGGTGATGGTCTTTACTACAACATTTCCGGATCAAATACAGCGTACGCTGGTGGCGGTGGTGGTGGCGGTTATAATGCCGCTGGAAAGGCCGGTGGTGTCGGCGGTGGTGGAACGGGTGGATACCGATATGGCTCAGCTACTGCTGGAACAAATAACACTGGTGGTGGTGGAGGTGGTACTGGCCAAGGCGCGGCATCTGGTGCAGGTGGTAGTGGCATTGTTATAATTAGAGCAGCTTCATCAGTATCAGCATCTTTCACCGGAGGCGGTTCCGTAGCTACTGTAGGTGCATTTAAAGTGTATACGTTTACTAGTGATGGTACCATCACTTTCTCATAGTAGGTAAATACTAGATGGCAATCAACTTTCCAAGTAGTCCATCGGACGGCGATCAGGTAACATATTCAGGTGTTACCTACACGTACAATGCGACAAAAGGCGTGTGGACGTCATCTACTAGTTTACTTAACGACTACCTCGAGGTTGCTAACTTACAGCCACAGCTTGATGGATATCTACAAGTAGCTAACAGTACTTCTTTTGCTACCACCGGTTCACTAGATGGATATCTACAAGTAGCTAACAGCCTATCTTTTGCATCTACTAGTTCACTAGACGCATACTTACAAGTAGCCAATGCTAACTTTGTTACCCAATCGACATTAGATGGTTATCTTCAAGTTGCCAATAGCACTTCGTTTGCTACTACTAGTTCACTAGACGCATACCTGCAAGTAGCCAACAGCACTAGCTTTGCATCTACTAGTTCACTAGACGCATACCTGCAAGTAGCTAACAGTACGAGCTTTGCATCTACAAGTGATCTTGATGCGTACTTGCAAGTAGCTAATGCTAACTTTGTTACCCAATCGACATTAGATGGTTATCTTCAAGTAGCTAACAGTACGAGCTTTGCATCTACTAGTTCATTAGATGCCTACCTACAGGTAGCTAATGTAGCGAGTTATGCTTTTGCAAACGAGAAAGTATTTACTGTTACCAATGATGGCTCTAGCGCATATAAGTTCTATGGCGTTGGTACTGGTGCAGATGCATCTCAGGCTAACAGCAACCCTACGTTGTATTTGTCTCGTGGTGAAAAGTATACGTTTAACGTAAACGCCAGTGGTCATCCATTCTATATTAACACAACTAACTCTACTGGCACTGGTAATGCTTTTGCCAATGGCGTAATAAACAATGGTGCCGCGGTCGGTAATGTAGTGTTCACGGTGCCAATGAATGCACCAGATACTCTTCATTATAATTGTAGTGTCCATTCATCAATGAATGGAACGATCTATGTTTTATCACAGACATCAACAGACACATCTAGCTTCCAGACTAAAGCAGATGCTACTGCAGCTAACAATGCTCTGCTGTCTTTGATACAAGATAGATTGCAAGTTGCTAATCTTCAACCGCAATTAGACCAATACGTGCAGGTAGCCAACGCAGTATCCTTAACTGCGTTTGATGTAATTACAACTGCTCCTAGTGGAAATGGTTCATTAATATACACTAGCGCAAATGGTTCGTTTACGTTTACTCCAGCTAATGCTACTCAGGGTGGTGGCGGTGGCGTAGGTGCTTCTGTAACTGTATCAGATAGCGCACCAAGTAGTCCTTCAGCTGGTGATCTTTGGTTTGATTCTGAAGACCTTATTCTGTATGTGTATTACGCTGATGGATCTTCTAACCAATGGGTTAAGTCAAGTCCATCAGGTGTACCATCTCCAGTAGCGTTATCTGCCTCGGCTCCATCATCGCCCAACGCTGGCGATCTTTGGTTTGATACATCAGTACTAAAGATATACATATACTATAACGATGGTAACTCAAGTCAGTGGGTTGAGATAAACTCACTTGCTGGTAATGAGGATACTGGCGATGCAGTTAACGTAAACTGGGTAGAAAGAACATCCAACACAACTATTACAGCTGGCGAGAAGTACATCTTAGATACTTCATCAGCGTTAACCATTACATTACCTGCTTCGGCATCTATTGGTGATCAGATTCGAATAATAGATGGAACTGGTAATGCAGCAACCAACAACATTACTATTGGACGTAACGGACATAAGATTCAAGGATCTGCAGCGGACATGGTGATCGACGTAAATAGAGCAGCATTTGGGTTAGTGTATTATAACGCGACTCAAGGTTGGGTACTAACAGAAAGATAATATGGCTAATTATTCTGACATAAGATATGAAGTAACTGGAACAGATGTTTACACTGCTGTTTCAGATCTACCTCTGTCTGGAATTGCAACAGGCACCCAAGCGTTCGTATCTGGTACTAACCGACTGTATATGTGGACTGGTACTGGTTGGTACAACATTGCATTGATCAATACTGATCCAAGTATCAGTGGTGCCAATCCAACATATAATTTAAACATTGATGGTTCTAATACTGTAGTCACTCTAGCATCTACTGATCCGGAAGGGTTACCTATTAGCTTTACGGTAAGTCACTCTGGTCTTGGTGTTGGTGCAAATGCTATCGCTACTGTTACTCAGTCTAATAATATTTTTACATTTACTCCTAGCACTAACACAGCATTAGCTGGTACATTTACAAGCACATTTACAGCAAGTGATGGGGTCAACGTAGCCGTTGCCAATAGTTCGTTTACATTAGCGTTTATTGTTAACAACAGCCATTTAACTAATGCTCTAATTACATCAGTTGGTGGTAACAACGCTGACAATAATGACTTTGTAGATTCGAGTACTAACAGTCACACTATTACTGCAGCAGGAAATGTAACTCAAAATACTTTCAGTCCATATCGACATGGTGGGTATTCTACTTATTTTGATGGGTCTGGGGATTATATCAGATATCAAGATGCATCATTAGCAGAAGGTACTGATGATTTTACAGTAGAATTTTGGGTTAGAAGAGACGGAACTCAATCTAAAAATGATACAGTAGTGGGACATGATACTACTCCTGGCTATCAAATTTGTTTTAATAGTGACGGAAGCACTCTTCGATTTATGAGAGATGCAACTGACGCGTCAAGAGTTTTACCCGCCTCCTTGAATGATCAACAATGGCATCACGTAGTCTACCAAAGAGATTCGGGTACTTTACAAGGCTTTTTAGATGGAGTTTCTTTAGGTACTGCAGCTGTAAGTACTAATTTTACCAATGACAAAATCGAAATTGGCGTGAATAGAGGAGGTACGGCGTATTTCACAGGCAATGTTCGTGATGTCCGTATTATAAAGGGTACAGCGTTTTATTCTTCGTCAGGTTTTAATGTACCAACTGAGCCTTTAACAGCAGTTTCAGGTACAGGATATTCCACAACATTACTTACGTGTCATTTACCTTACATAGCAGACGGCGGTGCTAACTCTCTATCTCCAACAGTAAACGGCAACACCAAGACGGAACCACTTGCTCCATACGATTATCAAGGATACTCATCTGGTAATCGTGGCGGGTCGATGTATTTTGATGGTACTGGGGATTATTTAACCTCTGGTACGAGTGCAAGTCTAGCTTTAGGTAGTGGCGACTTTACATTTGAATGCTGGATTTACCCTCCATCTGCATCGGCTGCTAACTACGCAGGAATTTACTCAAACACCAGCGACGGCGCTGGCGATAGTAATGCTCTTCGATTTAGTAATTTAGGGACTGACGCCACAACGCTCGCCGTACAAACTGCGGCATCGTCTATTTTTAACTCTACGTCTGGGGCAGTGAAGGTCGGTCAGTGGAATCATTGCGCGCTTGTTAGAAGCGGCACAGGCACTAACAACATGACGATTTATGTAAATGGTCTGGCATCAGGTTCAGGTACTAGCACTGCAAACTTCTCAACAGGTTATGCGACTATTGGCACCAACGTATATCTTGGGGTGCATTATTTGTACTCGGGTCATATCGCAGATGTAAGGGTGGTTAGTGGCACCGCAGTCTACACCTCTGCTTTCACTCCGCCTACAGCCCCATTAACTGCAGTCACTAACACATCTTTGCTTCTCAGTGGAACGAACGCTGGCATCATTGATAAGTCACAGTCTGTCAAAACGATAACCCTAAACGGCGACGTTAAGTCGTCTACGACTCAAACGAAATATCTGTCATCGTCGATGTATTTTGATGGGACGGGGGATTACATCACGCTCTCTGATTCTGATGCTAGAGAGTTTGGCGGGGGAGATTTTACTATAGAGTTGTGGGTAAAAACTACGATTGCTACACAGTATGCAACATTGCTTTCGAGAACTCCGACCGCTTTTGGAAGCGGGATGTGGTCAATTTTAATGAATACCACTGCAAGCGGGGGTCAAGTGGGGGTTTATGTAGGCGATTATTCTACAGGGGCTAGTTTAGTTACGACTTCTGGTGCAAGTATTCGGGACGACTCTTGGCACCATGTCGCCGTAGTAAGAAATGGAAGTTCTTTTGTTTGTTACATAGATGGAACTTCAAGAGGTACTGGTTCATGGGCAGGCAGTATTACAAATATAGCTGGGGACATTTATATTGGGGCTGATCAAAATTATGGCCGAAATTGGCAAGGATATATGTCAGACCTTCGCATCACCAAAGGCCTCGCTCGATACACAGCAAACTTTACACCACCTACAGCGGCATTGCAAGGCTAAATTATGTCTACGGTAAACTTTCCAAACAGTCCATCAAACGGTCAAACGCTAACGACCAATACTGGGATTACGTACACATATAATTCTGCTAAGAGTCGGTGGGATGCTACTACTGGATACGTTACAGCGAGTGCGTTAGACAATTACTTGCAGGTAGCCAACGCTAGTAGTGGTTCCACAGTTACAACATATTCTTCTAACACTGTCTTTCCAAGTAGCGGTAACGCTAACGGTGCCCTAGCATTCTCAAACTCTACCGGTGACCTATTTGTATGGAATGGTAGTCAATGGGATAAGATTGCACATGGTGTAGATGAAAGTCCAGTAATTATTACAGAACCACCTTCAACACATACACTTTCTCCAACAGGCGCTAACACCACGATAACAATGTTAGCTACAGATCCTGAAGGTTTTGATGTTACTTATGGAATAGCTTATAAAAATGCTGGCAGTACATTGCCAAGTCAGTTATTACAAGCACCAACAATAAATCATAGCAATGGCGTATACACATTTACACCAACTAGTAACACGGCGGCCGCCGGAAATTTCAGAGCTAGACTTAGTGCGTCGGATGGAGTAAGAACTACTACCAGGCTAGTTGATTTTTCATTAGGTTTTTATATAGAGATGCTGTTAGCCGGTGGCGGTGGTGGAGGTAATGATAACGCCGGTGGCGGCGGTGGTGCTGGCGGTCTTGTTATAGATGAAAATTTCATCTACTCTGCAGTTACATACAACATAACTGTTGGAGCGGGAGGTGCAGCTGAACAAGGGCAGGGTGATCGCGGTAACCCTGGAGGTAATACTACATTTGCATATGCCAACGGAACTATAATTTATAACGCTATGGGAGGCGGTGGTGGTGGTCCATATCCAGGACCCGATGGAACTGGCGACGGTGGTTCTGGCGGTGGTGCTGGTAGAGCTACTACTGGCCAAGAAGGTGCTTCATTACAAGCAAGTTATGGTGGAAAAGGTTTTGGTAACGCTGGTGGATCTTCGTACAGTAATGCAGGTGGTGGCGGCGGTGGTGGTGCTGGAGGTGCAGGTGGTAATGCATCGGGTGGTCCAAACGTAGCTGGTGATGGTGGTGCTGGAAAGGCGTCATCTATAACAGGATCAAGCGTATATTATTCCCCAGGAGGTCCTGGATATGGTTACAACACATCGCCAGGAAGCTACGTAAATGGAACAGCATCTAGTTATGGTGCTGGAGGTGCCGGTGGTTTGTACAGCACTACTCCTCCTGCATATGATGGTGCGTCTGGAGTATGCATCATTGCAACTACAAGTACACCATCCTCGCTGACCGGTACATATACTGCCAACACTACTGCAAGACCGGGATTTACAATATACACGTGGACAAGCAACGGTAGTATTTCATTCGGGAATTAACAATGGCTATCAATTTTCCAAACAGTCCATCAGACGGCGATACAGTAACAGTAGGTACTAAGACGTACAGCTACAACGCATCTAAAGGTGTGTGGAAAGATATTGCTGGTAACGATACTACACAGTCGACCTTAGACAATTATTTGGAGGTTGCCAATAGTTCATCGATTGGTGTTACTACTTATTCTGCTTTGTCTGATCTTCCAATGTCTGGTCAGACAACTGGTAAGTTAGCCTTTGTATCTGGAACAAACAGGTTATACATTTGGAACGGTACCGGTTGGTACAACATTGCATTAATTAATACTAGCCCGACTATAAGTGGAGCTAGTTCATCCTATTCGTTAAATACAGATGGCTCTAATACTGTCGTAACTCTAGTAGCAAGTGACCCTGAAGGATTACCTATCAGTTTTACAGCATCACACACAGGCCTAGGTGTAGGCGCAAACGCCATTGCTACTGTTACCCAATCTAATAATATCTTTACGTTCACCCCCACTACCAACACTGCACTGGCTGGTACGTTTACTACTACGTTTACTGCAAGTGACGGTGTTAACATAGCTGGAGCCAATAGCTCGTTTACCTTGGCATTCGCTGTTAATAATAGTAACTACACAACTGCTTTGATTACATCTGTGGGTACTAACAACCAAGTCAATAATACTTTTGTAGATTCAAGTACTAATAGTCATACAATTACGGCAGCCGGAAATGTTACACAAAATACTTTTAGTCCTTATCGACATGGTGGATATTCAACTTACTTTGATGGGTCTGGGGATTATCTACAAGTTCCTCAAGCCGCGGCCGCTAGAGGGACCGGCGACTATACTATTGAATGTTGGGTGTATAGTAAAACTTTTGCTAACGAAAAATTTATCTTCGATGCAAGATCGGCTGCATCACCAATTGATGATTTTATGACTATTAACAGTAGTGGATATTTGTTCTTTAGAAGTAACGGAACAACTACAACTACTACACAACAAATGTCAGTAAATACTTGGCATCATTTTGCACAAGTACGAAATGGAAGCACACTAAAAGTTTATGTTGATGGTGTTGAAGTTGCGAGTAAAACGCAAAGTG